TTCCGTTTATCTTTGTCCCCCCATCGTACATGCTCACACCATTTTGATAGTCTGGTGTCCTGCCGCTGGTGGTTCTGAAATAAAACTTCGGGAATATTTTGTAGGTCTTCCCAGGGGTCAGATTGTCAAATGTAAGTCCCGTCACCGTTGCCGAAGCCGAAGTAAAGTTGGATTGCAGGATTCGGGTTTGCCACTTGTTCTGCGGGATCGCATAGGGCTGTGAATAGCCTCTGAGCCACGGCTTGACCGTGATGTGGATGTCCCGCTGTCCCGATGCCGTTTCTCTGTCTGCGTAGATGAGGTTCGATGTGAGTGTCCTGTCCTGTTCCCTCATTAATCTTATTGTCTTTTTTCCAGCCGAATCGAACTTAAAGAGGCCAGTCAGGACAATTGGAAACACCATGTCACTTGTCGTGCCGTTCCATGATGTCAGTCTTGTGTTGCCCTCCTGCACAATTGTCTGGTTTGCGTTTCCGGTTTCTACAAGTTCAAAAACAGCCCGTGCTGCCTTTGCCTTGTGTGCAAGGGTAAATTCAAACTCATACGCCCCCGCCTGTGGGATGTTCAGTACAATGGCAATCTGCTCGTTCCCTGCTGAACACGTCAGGTCGCCCACGTCATTTTCATTTGTTCCTGAACAACCAATGCCAACACTTGCCGACCCGTCATTTACAACAAGGTCAAGCCCCGAATTGTCCGGTGCAGTGTAGGTGGTGATGGTGGAGTTGCCCATGTCAATGTTCGCACCACCGATGCTGGCGTCAACGTACCACTTCGACATGTCTATTGTGGTCGCCTTCTGGCTTTCAAGCGGGTAGCGGTAGACCGCTGCCGCGAGTCCAGCGTAGATGCCCGTTGTGAAGCAGTCACCGTCGGGGTCGCCGTAGACAATGAGTGTATAGGTTGTGTCGCCCTGTGCCGTGTCGTATGTGAAGTCAGCTTCAACGCTTGGCACTGCATTGATCTGTGCGTTGTTCGTAGCGGCAGCGTGTGTGACTTCCTTTCTGGTTGTCCCGTCTGTTATCGCGTACCTGCACACGGTTGTTCCGGTTCCGTAGTCGGCGTTCATACCACCCGTGAACACCACCCTATAGTCGCCCGAGTCAAGACCGGCAAATCTTATCTTTGGCTTCTGCCCGTCAATCGTTGCGTCTGCTATCGCCTGCCCTGTGAATGTTCTTGTGTTGTCGTCGCATTGTACGTCGGCAGCGTACTCGTCCCAGTTGTCTGCGTTCTTTGTCCAGGCGCACCCCGATGTCGCTGCCCACCGCTTGGTTCCCACGCGCTCTGCCGTGAGATAGTCAAAATTGTTCAGGTTGCTTCCAAGCCAGAAGTCGTCCAGCGTTATCTCGTCCGCGTCGGCAGTCGATTCCAACCTGGCATAAATTGAACCAGATGACGGGCATGTGAACGCGACCCTGGCCGGTTCCGGAAGCGGTGAGGATGTTGGGACAAGGTCCACCTTTTCATGCAGGGCGTTGGTTCCGTCCCATACATAAAACTGAATCTCTCCAGCAGTCCCGCTGTCCCAGGAGTATATGAAGGAAAGCTCGCAGTCGCGTCCGTACATCCCCTTGGGAAGCACGGCGGCATCACTGGTGAATGTCTGACTGGTGGCCGAGGGGTTCCACTGACCCGATGCCCCGCCCATCAGATGCGTGGATGTTTCAAGGGTGTAGACTCCGCCACTCTTCGTCCACCCGGTCTTGTGGTTCTCCCATCCAGGATTGTCCAGAAGGTTTATTTTTGGAAGGTGCGTCTGCTTCGTGTATTTGAATCTTGCGTCGGCCACTGTTGACAACAGTGCCAGAAGGACCAGAAGTCTAAACATTCCACTCTCCACTTATCCAAATGACAATTCACACATGTTCGGCATGAACCGCGTATCCGCCGTGTCCGAAGATGTCTCCGTACTGGCTTGTCTGTTCAATCTTATCTTCAAAACATCACCGGCACTAACTGAAATTGAGTTTATCTTCCCGTTCGAGTCGGTGAGGTCGAATTCTAAATTGTGGAACTTTCTGGTTTCATTCGTTATTTCAGTGTTTGTCGAGTTGTGGAAGTTGGTGACTGAATCCATAACATCCGTCTCCGGCCTGTAAAGATAGGTCCGGGTTTTCATCAGGATGTTGCTGCCCGGAGAAGAAGGCGTGTAGACCCCGCCATACATCTTGATCTGGTTCCCCTCCACATACCTCTCCGGCACCTTGACGTATGCGTAGAGAAACTGGTTGTCCTGAACATCCGGGCTGAACAGGAATATGTTTTCGTTGTACTCCTGAATCTCAACCGGGGCATTTCCATCCGGTGCATTCCAGTTTATTCCAGGATCGTCACTGTCCGGAATCTCAACCGTGGTGGGTGCTCCGTTTACAAACTTGATCTGTCTCCCCATTGGCGGTCCCTGTAGTGTGGAGGGGTCAGGCCCCTCCACAGTTGAAGGTTAACTTATCCCAGGTCAAATCCCATGAAGCCGCCGAATCCGGCGTCCACCATGATCTCCTCGTTGGCCGCTGTCGCATTGTACTCGTTCAGCTTCCCAAGGATCACAATTGCGTACTTCTCGCCCGCTGTGATTCCCGTGGAAGGATCGAGACCGATGGCCCCTGCCTTGTTCAGGTAGAGGAAAGCGCCGTCATCCGAAGAACTGGAGCCGATCACGCTGTCCGAAGATCCAAGGGCCTTGGCCTTGTTGAATCTGAGAACCGTGCAGGCGTCGCCTTCTGCAAGCGGGGTGCCTCCCACCTGAACCAGACCGACAACCCGGTATTCTCCCGGCTCGTTTTCTTCATCCGAGCTGGCCTTGTATACCTTGCCCTTCTCTTCGCCAGCGAGGATGATCTCAAAGGACATGTAGCCACTGAAGCTTGACCAGTTGGTGCCACCGTCAGTTGACCAGTCCCTTACGTTTGGAGTGGAATCTGATGTGAATACGAAAACCTGTCCGCCTCCAAAGCTCCCATCGCCGCGAAGGACGCAATGATAGGTGGTGCTTGCCGCAATCGTCGGTGGTGTTGACCACGTAAATTCAATCTCTGTCGCTGCAGCTCCGTTGCCTGTTCCAATTGCAAGGGTGTTTACAGCAACAGCATTGGAAGAACCGTTGGCGATAACGCTTCCGGGTTCTCCAGAGTTGTCATCATAAATGTCCATGATGAGGTTGTTGGTTGTTGCGCTGGACTGCCTTTCGAGCCACGCCTTTACGGTTCCCAGTGTTCCACCAGTGGCATCACTGAAGGGAGAGCCTGCCCTTGTCTGGTCATCGCTGATGTTGCCAGGGCTTGAATTGAGATCCTCGTCATAGATGCTTGACGGGCCGTTTGCACCGATCATCTCGCGGACTGCAAACGATGTGTTCGCAGCGAATGCCTCACCAGCAACGCTGGCATAGCTCAGATTGTCCGGAGAAGATCCGCCAACCTGTGCATCGACATAGGCCTTGACCGACTGCTGCGTGGGCACATGGCTGGCACTGTCCGAAGTCATGTCGTCTTCGTCGATGCCGGGAAGGTGCTCGTTTGCAACAAAGTCTGCAAAGCCGTCGTGAGTCAACGCGCCAACCGAGTCATCGACATATTTCTTTGTTGACTGCTGGCTGGGAGCCTTGCTGTCGTCATCGGACGCCATGTCGTCTTCGTCAAGAAGCAGAAAGTGCTTCGTGGCGTCGTCCAGATGGGAGTCGAGTTCGGTGTGGGTGTATGTTCCCTTGTTTGCAAGGTCAACGTGGTCCGTGACCGCAACCGGACGAAGTTCCCATGCGGGGGTGCCATCGTCCACATACAGCGCGTCCTTGTTGTCCGAATCCGAATAGGCCACGTAGCCTTCAAGAGGCGATACCGCGACCCATGTATCGGTGACAAATTCGACAATGTCACCAGCCGATGCGCCGTCCCATCCCGCGTGGGGTGAGCCGCCGTCAACGGCCAGAATGTACCTGTTTCCGTGGGTCTCGCGTGCCGCTGGATCTGCAGTGTTGTCTGCTACGATTTCAATGACCGCCTGACGTCTTGAATAGCCCGTTGAAAGGGCATTCAATTGTGTTTGGATTCCAGAGGTTACGCCACTGACATAACCAAGTTCTGTGCTGGTTACAGTCGATGCTTCAGGCAGACCGTTTGAATCTGTCTGTACGGCTCTCGACCCTGTCAGCGCAGACTGCTCTACAATTGCGCCACCACTGGATATGATGAACCTGTTGTTGTTCATCGCGGAAGCGGAACCGGTACCACCATTGCCCACAGGCAGGGTGCCCGTTACTTCAGTTGTGAGGTCGATGTCCCCTGATGTGAATTTCTTGTCCGCGTCGAGCTTCAGGGGTTTGGAAGCGGTAACGCCGGAATCTGTGATCTTGAAGTTTTCGACTTTCAGCACATTGCCGGATGCTGTCAGGTCGATTGTTTGTGGGATGCTGTCTATCACACCCCGCAGTTTGGAAATATCGCCCATCTCTCAATTCCTCCAAATGGGGTTTAGGACTTCTTTGGAAGCACCCGCAGAATTATGGATACTTCCGCCTTGCCCTCCAGGAGTTCCTCAAACTCCTTCTTCCGGGCCTTGGCGTACTTCTGCAGAGCTTTACACCGTGTTAAAAAGTCTGCTTGTACGTCTGGATCTGTGAATTGCACTTCATCGTCGACAAAGCTCACACACCCAGTCTTTTTCGGTTCATTTTCTGAAGACATTAGTGAATCCCCCGTTTTTTTTTAAGCAATACCCAGAAAATGAGGTTGAAGAAGAAGATCGCCATCATCCCATAAACCCACAACCTGCTGCTGGTGCCCCGAAAGGTCAGCAGGAGGTGAAACTGTAAACTGTCCGTTCAGTCCAAGCCATATCCTTGAATTATCTGCCGGAATGACATTTTCTACAAAGTTAACAACCGAAAACACATCACCCGGCACGCGCCCTGATGTCTTCACATCGCCATGTTGATTTTGAGCAAGCAACTGAAGGGATACTCCAAGGAACCTGTCCGCCGCAGACTTGTCGGCGTATTTGATAAGTCCTACCCCCGCCTTCGTAACAGCAGCGCCCGACACGATATTCCCCGTGCCGGTATACTGGTATCTTCGCTGTGGAGCTTCGTGTGCCATTGTATCCCCTACAGAACCGCGATTTCAGGATTAAGCCAGAGGTCGTCTGCATTCGGAGAGGCCACACCGTCAGGCGGCTCTGCATATCCAAGCATGATTGCCGTGTCGCCACCACCCGTGGGCTTCGTGAGCGTCACACCCCCCGGAACCGCCCCGTCCATCCAGACCTTGTCGCCAACCGTCGCACCCAGGCCGGAGCATATCCCCGCTATGTTTCCAATCTTGGCCACCTCTCCAAACGTCCCGTCCGCAATGGGCTCCACCGTAATACCGGCAAAATCCGAGAGGGTGACCACGTTTGCGTCCGCCAGAACTATGGTCCCGTCATCCGCCCAGGCGCAGACCTTGTTTGCAGGAATAAGGGCACCGGAACCGTTCTTGACCCGCTTTCCAGGCCTTACCGCAACCTTGCCGTCCTGTCCGCCACCGGATGTTATCTTGAATGTGATGCGCTTGCCGTTTGGAACCGCACGCAAGAGCTCTACCTGGTCGCCGATACCGGCACCGATGTTTGGATCCTCCAGAACATCCTCGCCCACACCGAACGTCCACTTCCTGCCGTCCACGAACATGTCAAGCTGTCTGATCCCGGTCTGATAGGTATAGTTACCGCCCACCCCGTAGGCTGGAGGCAGCTTGACCTTGGAACCGATCTGAAAACCGGCACCACCGTCCGAAACCACATACTCCTCATACCGTGGCCCCATGGTGACCGCGTGGATCATGTCTACTATTGCATCAAGCTCTGAAATGGTTTGTGTGAATGAAGCACCAGGGGTTATCCAGTGGCTTGAGGTATAGGGTGGCGTGGAGTCATATTCATCAACCAGCCCCATGGCCGTGATCCATTCGGTTGGGATGCCGTCACCAAGCTGGCTTTCCTCTCCACTCTCCAGTTCCATCGACTGCCAGCCGTTTCCGAAATAGACCTTCGTGCCCGACCTGTAGGCCAGAATGTAGCCTCTGGTATTGGCCGCATTCAGAAGGTAGGCCGAAGAGGCCGCCTTGCTCACCGCCAGCGGTCCACCGGGTGCCGTTCCAACATCCGGAAGCGTTACATAGACAACCTCGCCGTCCGCAAGGTTGCTGACCGTCTGTGCCGAAACCGTGAACGAATAGGCCCTTCCAGGAGCGATGATCTTGAGGGCGTCCGTCCAGGTAAGCTCTGTGTTCGTGAAGCCGTCGATCATTCCCTGTGGAGCAAGGGTGACGTTGTTGTTGGCCAGATTCTCACTTATCGCCACGTTTCCAGCGGAGCCGGTGTTGTCGTTGACAAGACTGATCTTGTTGTCCGGCCCCGGAGAGGCTGTGATGTCAAATGCCGCCGCATTGATTGCAGCTATCATGGCCGCCTTGACTGCCGCAGCAGTGGCACCCGAACCGATGGTTACCGGGTTGGGCGGAGAAGATGCGTCGGTGTCGAATTCAAAGGTGATGGGCGTGACCCCGTCGCTTATGGTGAAGGTGTCACCATCCTTGATGCCTTCGACCGGGGACGCATGGTGGGCTATCATGCTGCCTTCGGCGGCCTTCGGCATGTCCCACTTGATCTGGCCGCCGTCGACCAGGATGTAGTTTATGCGCTCCAGAAGGGAGAGGGTGCCTACACCCGTGTCCTGATACCACTCGGCGTCTCCAAACGACGAGAGCTCTTTCATTTCCTTTATACTGGTCTTTATCGCGTCCAGATCATCCTTGAGCGTCCTTACTCCAAGGTCCGTTCTGGGGGAGCCGAAATTCCAGTCGATCTCCAGATGAAACAGCATGTCGCGGGCGTCCTGTATGTTTGTGATCGACCCGCCCGAAGTGGTTACCTCGGCCAGTGGAATCCTGTTTGTCTGCCCGACCGAGAAGGCGATGGTGTTGCTTACCAGCCTGTGCGTGGCCCACAGGTTCACCGTGTCCACATTCTGGATAAACTCCTCGCCCTCACCGCTGTTTGCCGTAGGATCCCAGACTGCCACCGAATCATCGCCAGTCGTGTTGGAATAAAGCTCGACCTCGACATAGTTTACAGAGTTGTTTTCAAGATCCAGCGTCAGGTCGTCACACGATGTGCACCTCACTACAAGGGACTCCCGCCCGTCACGCTCCGAGTTGACAAGCACCGAATCCGAACCCTTGTTCAGCTTTATCTGGAGGCCGCCGTTATCCTGGACAACCCAGTTCGCAATGACCTTGTTGTCTGCAGATATGAAGGACTCGTTGTAAGAATGGAACTCCTGCGCCATGAAATTGATCATCGAGTTGTACTGCGGAAGATCAAAACGCTGGTCTGCTACGAACCTTTGGCTTTTCTTCATTTCATCCCTCTAACAAGATATTTGCGGACCAATGATTGTCCAGTTTACCACCACACCTGACGCCACAAGTGATTCCACTATCTGCTGCGCCAGAAGCCTCGCCGCCTCAATGCCAACGAGATACACCGAATAGTCCGTCCCGTTCTTGTTCGGCTTCTGATATGGAACTACAACCATGTTGACCCATTCGCCAACGGCATGGTCGTTGATAAACATGTAGGCCGGATCAAGCAGCAGCGTGGTGTTGTTGGGTCGCCCAAGATACCTCACAAGCGACTCCTCGGTGGGCTTTCCGAAGTTGAAGCACAGCCTTCCGGGTGCGTCGGGAATGTTTGATGCGTCCTGCATTGTGAGGTTAGGAACAAGATCCCCCGATGTAATGACCTGTCCCAGCCTTCCACGATTCTTTGTAAGGGTGAATGTGGCTGACGGGTCCGGAATGTATGACCCCGGATATCTGGGGTTTGTCATCATGAACCTTGCCGTGGGCACAAAGGCCGACAGGTCGCTCGCCGCCCCAAACTGAAGGGTGACGCCCGTGGTCCCAGCCGTATTGGACAGGATTATGTCCCCGGCATCCGGTGTCCCCAGAAGGCCGTCCTGCACCTCATCCACCTTCAAAACCTTGGTATCGTCCTCGAGGTCTATCACAATCTCCTTCAGGACATTGTCCACCGACACGATGGTGCCCGAATAGCTGTGAAAATGCTGCGCCCCGCGAAGTCCCCGTCTGAGGGCCGGGATGGAGGATGGTATCTGGATTTCTATCTGGTTTTCGTTTATCTCGTGAACCTTCACCTTCGGGTTGTTCTCTTCGTAGAAGATGTCGAGAACCGTCTTGATGGTGGGAATCACCTGCTTGGGGTAGAAACTCAAAGCCGGTATGAGCCGCCTGAACAGCGTGTCAGTGAGGTTAAAAACGGTAGGCCTGAATACCCCCACATTGGCCCCAAGGGCGTCCAGAAAGCGAAGCTGGGCCGTCAGGACGTATATCTGCTCCTTGGCGTCCTGGACCGCCTGAACGAGCGCATCATCCTCACCAGCCCACGCATACAAAAGGCCCCGGATATTCACGTTGACCGAAGGCTTGTACAGGGCCGGAACGAACCTCTGCATTTTTTCAAGTTTTGTTACCATGTCATCCCACTATAATGTCGTCTTCAGTGATCCGGGCCAGGGAGTTGTCCGCAATCGGAATATTGTCATCCGGCGAGGTCACCTTGGCATCGGCCACCCCCGTCACCCCGCGAACCGAGCACACGACAGCCGAAAGGATTACATCGTCCTTCACGGCCAGGTTGTTCACATAGTTGGAAACCGCCGACTTGATGCTGTTTGTGATTGTCTGAAGGGTTGTCCCTTCGGATGTGGTCACATCTATCTCAAGCCTCACCGGCACCGTCACAGGCTCTATCACCTCGACCTGAACACCCGCAGCACGGATGCCCTGATAGTTGTCAAGGTCGTCCTCCTTGCCGTCAACCGTCCACTGAACCTCCTGTGCGAGCCCGGTAAAGTAGCGGTAGGCATCTACACCATTCTCCTGGAGAGCGAAGTTAAGCTGCGTGTTTCCAGACCCGCCGGTAACGGATATGGAGGCGTCTTCGCCAAGCTGAAGACTGGCAAGCTGGACCCTTCTGCCTCCATCGGAAAGCTTCACCTCGGCCTTGGTGGACACAAGCGTCACCTGCTTGTTGTTCCACAGGCTGACCACATGATCGGCTGTTTTCGGAATAAGCTGATAGGTGTCCGTGGGAGCCGGTGCCCCTGGAAGGGCAGCAATGTCAAGACGGCCCGTCGCTGCGGTGTAGGCTGTTACCGCAACCTTCTGCCCGCTCTGCGCCCCGCTGGTCATCAGAAGATAGAAATCGGTGAGGTCACTGTCCAGAGGGAACACGGTATTGAGTGTCGTGTCAAAAACTATGGCAGGGCTTGTTACAGCCGTAAGGCTGGAGGCCTTGTAGCACGGCACCTCAAAGTTGTCGGCCAGGTTGTCATCAACGACCACGATAATGAAGTCATCCTGTGCAAATGTGAAGTCCTCCTGATCCGACTCAAGGGCTGGCTGATGACTCACAAGGGATGTAACAAGATCCGTGGGGAATGCAAGGATGGTGTTGGCTCCACCGGCCACCGCCTGAATGGTTCCATCCGTCATCCTGTTCGCAGCAATCTTGATCCTGTCGTCGGATGTGGTCGACATCGTCACACCCTTGATACCCGCAAGGGCCGCGATAACCTCTGCCGACGATGCGGCCAGTGGATCTACAAAATCACCGGCCTGGAACATGTAGCTCTGAAGCACCCCATCCACATAAAGGGAGAATGTAGTCCCAACCAAGCCCGACCATGTCGCCGGACTGCTTGCAATGTAAGCACGGGTGTTGCTCGAGCCGATGGTCACGCGGTCGCCCGCCTGAAGCGTTCCGGTAAGCTCTATCTGTCCCATGAACCTGTTTATCCGGTAGTCATTGTCCGCACCTTCGGCCTCTTCCTCGCTGAATGAGAATATCTCGTTGGCCCCGCAGACCTTTACAACCGACTCTATCGGTGGAGTGGGTACCGTGGCCTCTGTGCGCTGTACCCTTATCCAGTAGGCATTGGTTCCGGAAACCAGTGTCTTGGCCCAATCAAATGGTGCGAAGAACAGAACATGGCCGTCCTGTGTGAAACCAAGCGTTTCATCCCGGACCCCCAGATCCACCCACGACGCTCCATTCCAGTATTCAAAAACCGGAAGAATGTCGGCTGAAGCCGGTGTAGCCATCTTCACATAGACCGAATCAAACGGCACCTCGTCATGTCCAAGGTAGACGTAGTCCAGATTGGCCCCAAACATGGTCGCATTCGAACCGGTGCTGCCGAATTCGGTGGTCCGGTCTATCAGCACCCCGGTCTCCTCGTTGAAGACGCTTGTAAATGTATCCACAATCCTGATTTTCGATTCCGCACTCCGAAGCGTCTCGGACGACAGGTTGATCCGGGTATTGCCCGAAGACGGCTCGCAGTGCATCGCCGGAACCCTGGCATTTATCAGATCAGTCACCTCAAGAACGTCAACCGACGAAGGAATGACAAAATCGGACGGGTCAAACCATGCCTTGATTATGTTGTTCACCTTGCCGTCCGCGACAAGGGCCAGATGCACCCTGCCCCCGCTGAAGTCGTAGTCTGCCGTGGAGCCGGACTCTATTGCTGCGGTCCTTCCATCCTTTGACAACAACGATATTGCGTTGTTGCGTTCAAGGTAAACCTTGCTCGTGTACTTGACGTCCGTCTGGAAGGCGAGGGATGAATTCGCCGTTCCACCGGTCACCTGTATTTCTTCTCCCGTGTTGAATCTGGAGAATATTCTGGTTTTCGTTCCACCCGAAGAAACACGGGCCTCGAAATTGACAGCCACCGTGTTTATCTTGGCCAGCACCTCATAGGCCGTCGCTGCGCCGGGAACCTCAAAGTCCGAATCGACGAAGGTAACAACCTCCTGCTCGCCGCCAACCTCCACTATCAGTGTTTGGTTGTTCAGAATATTGTAGGGCTCTTCGCTCTGCGTCTCCACAAACGCCTTGACCAGAGGGAAGTTTGAAACATCCAAATACTTCTCACCGCCTGTCGCGCTGGCCACAAGCTCCTCTTCGCCGACCCGCGAATACGTGGGAATCCACCCGGTGCCGTCATCCACAAACAACTTGACCACTTCCGCCGGTACGGTATTGGGTCGAAGCGACACCGAAACAACCCTCTTGTTGTCTGATTCGGAAACCAGACCAAGGACGCCGGTAATGATGGCCTGTCCGGTCCCGCGTGAGAGAGACTGGATGTGGTCCTTTATCCTGTCGCGCAGATCCTGATCCGACTCCTCGTCAAGGCCGTTGGTAACCCGCGCCGGGTTTCTCACCGTGGCCGTTGGGAACGGCTTTGCATCAAACGTGGATATGGCACCCACGGGCACGTTGGAGCTTGTACCGGCCTCGACCGCTGTAACGGCCACTCCCGTCTGCTCCTCTTCGCCGTCAAGGATTGTCGCGTCTTCGTCAAGTGTGAACGAAACCTGCTGAAGCTGATCGGAAGCCGGTACCGTAACCACGGTCCCAGCCGAAAACAAACGGTTCCCCGCCTGTGAAAGAACTATCGTCTCATCCGTGCCATGGTCCTTCGACAGACCGGCAGACAGGTTGAACCGGACATAGTTTGCAAACACCGTGATGGTGCCGTAGGCAATGGTCTCCACATTCGGCGTTCCACGGCCTATAATGATGGAACCGCTTGTAGGGAAGTTTGTGGCCGAGTCGCCGTTGATGGTTGTGTCCCCGGCAGCAGCGCCCGCGAGACCACTGTAGACCCCCGTGTTGACCTTCGTAACCGCCTCATCGCCAAGGGTCACGGATGTTGTGGCCTTGCTTGCAGGCTCCCTTTCCAGTCCGTATTCTGCAGCACGGTTTTCAAGATCCACACCCGTTGTGGTATCCAGTGAAAAACCCCGAATGATCTGAAGCATCTGGAAATACTGCTCGTCATCCTCCTGTGCCGCCGCTTCAAGCATGGAAGTCCAGACCGAGCCCCAGTTCACATCCGTAAGCGCTGTGGCGGATATCAGTCGGGCAAGCATGTCTCCAATGATTTCAGGATAGGTTCTCGGTGCAAATATGGCCATTATCAGTATCCCTTATGCTACCAGCGGTACCGGAAAAGCCACCGGCTGATCAATTCCCTTGAGCCTCAACGACAGTTCAGGAATGGTGGCATTGCCTTCCTGCCTGACGCTTACATATATGATAGATTCTATTCTCGAATCCGCGAAAAGAGTAGACCTAATTTGACCCACAGTCCTCTGTGCAACGGTGGTCTTCCTTCCGATCTGAAGGTCGGTTCCAATCTCAGGGTGACGCTTCAGGGCACCCACATCTAGCAGCAGCTTGACCACGATGGCCTGACCCACATTGTCCGAACCGGCTATGAGCTTGAGATCCTGTGTGTTTGAAACCGCAAGGTCGAATTCGTCGGTAAGCTGAATGTCCACCCCAAAGTTTTTCTGAGCCTCCGAAAGACCCTCCGTTATGGGATAGTCCCTGTTTTTGGCCGCCCCGCGAAGGTCTGAAGGCAAGCCGCTTTGTGGGATGTAAATCTGGTCACCCGGCCTCAGTACTCCAGCCACCCTTACAGGGTCGTCCTCAATGGGCGTGGTATCCACATAGGGAGGATTCAGGCCGTTTAATATTATCAGTTCCTTGTATCTGTCCACAGAATCAAGGTGGCGACCCGCAAGTATCTGGATATTGTCACCGTCATCTATCTTTACAATTCTGGCCGTCTTGGTTTTCAAAAGAGCCAGCTTGGCAGAGCTCTCCGAGAGCTTCTGGGTTTCTGTCTGCTCAAGCTCCTCAATCTCTTCCGCGAGTGCATTGGCTGCAACGATGTCTCCGGTGACGCGGAGGGAGTCCTCTTCAGCCCTTTTTGATTCCAGTTCCTTCTGGTTGGCCCGTTTCTGCTCTACATACTTGGCCTCGTTGTAGGTCTCCTCCACCTGGTCGCTGAAGTCATCGGTGGACGGTTCAAACATCTTGTTGTCCACCTGCATGAGCCACAAGGCCTTGCCTATCTTCTTGAGGGAGTTGACAATCTCAAGCTCCTCATCCGCAGTCGTCCTGTCTTCGGATCCGGGCAGCGTGGGGATTCTCCCCTTGGCCGCGTTGTAGGCGTCCATATCCCGACCAATGAAGTCGTTGACGTTTTCACTGACGCGCACCGTGTTTTCAAAAAGCTCCTTTATATTGGCAAGACTAAGCGTTTCAGCCCTCTCCCGCAGGGCCATGTAGCGACCGCCCGATGCCCGCCAGTCCTGGGTGAACTGAGCCACCTCTCTCACCGGCTCGATTATCGTGTTTCTAATATCCCGCTCGATCCTTTCAAGAAAAGAAAGTCCGCCTTCCAATATCTTTGTTCCCGCTATTAAGGCGTCGTTAATATCTTCTATGAAATTATCAATGTTTGTAAGGTCATACCAACTGCCGGTCTCTTCCATCTCGGCAATACCAATGGCCTTCATGTTTATTGTATAGTCGTAAAGATGGGCCTTGGATGCCGACCGGGTCATCGTGAACTTCTGCGGGACCACAAACAGATCCTCATGGTCCTTGAAGTTCTGCCATATCATCCGAAGCTCGCCCTGATCCGCCTGTGGGTCGTTTCTTTTCTGCTCCACATAGACCCTGAAGTAGGACCGAAGCTCCTGAAATTCATAGTAGCCGGATCGGCCAGCGGTGCCGAATGCTGGAGCACCTGACTGTGGATAAGCCCCCGCCGGTCCCCGCCTCTTCGGAGACAGGCCGGTGGTACCGGATATGGTTATGTCCTTGATTGTAATGCCCTGATGCTCAACCAAAACACCAGAAAAGGTGGGGGTGACCTCAATGGCAAAAACCTCGTCCTGCGTCAGTTCCTGCGGGTTTATCTGAAGGATGAAATCGGTCCAGCCCTCGGCGTCCTTGATCTTCCCGTTCTTGTTTACACGGACGACCTTGAACCCATACCCCAGCGACTTCCTCCACGCCTGGTCGTTTTCATCAACCTTGACGTTTGTCACCAGAGGCAGCTTGACGCTGCTGTCCTTGTCTGGATATGGGTGGGAACCAAAACCGAAAAGGGCACCGACATTGTCTATGGTGCCTACTACGTCATTCTTGATATCAGCTAAACCCATTAGGCTATCGTACCTCCCGCGCCCGTACCGGCCGCAATCGGACCACCCCCTGCGGAGCATGTTCCCGAGATGGTCGCCGGTCCATAGGTGACGCTTGCGTTGGACATTATGTAGGTCACCATGTTGTTGCAGAAGCTGATCAACTCAGGTGTTGTTCCCGGCTTGCCCATGCTTGTCGCCATGAGGTTTGCAAGCACGGTTCCATCATATCCCGATATTAACCCACCGGAACCCGATCCCACAAGTGGACCCGGACTGACCAGCGTGTTCGAACAAACCCCGACTATCAGGCCAGATGCAAACGCCACTGTCCCGGTAAGGAAATGATTGACCATCGCGTCCGCCATGCCTTGAAGCTCTGCGGTTATGGACGGCTTGTTCATCTTGGTCTTCATGTTTCCGGCAAGACTGGCCCCGGTCATTCCAAGGATCGTTCCCCCGCTGGCAAGGCCGGATATTAGCGGGCCACCTGAAGATGGAGCAACCCCGTTGACGGTTCCCGGAGCATTGGACACCGTGGCAATCCCAAACTCCGTTATGATGGCATCGGCAAGGCCGGTCGTCTCGGAACTGGTTGGTTCGGCATCGAACCCCAGCCCGTTCTTGAGCGCCTCTGCAAATGCTGCGATAACCATCGTCATCAGATGCCACCCTTTAAAAGCGTAAGTGTTGCCTTCAGTGTCCCCAGGGCCGTGAGAATGTTCGGATAGATCCCGGCGTTGATCGGTGGCCCTGTAGGATAACCAAGGTTCCCGTTGTGGGTTTCTGCCGTCTGACCGTTTATCACCTTCACAATCTCGTCTATGATCTTTATGCAGATATCCACAAGCTCACCCGCAGACGAGCCTATCCCAACCTTGTTCGTTCCCAGCTTTACCTTGCCACCGGACCCTTCCATCTCGGCGATGCCATTTTTCAACGACAGCTTCGTGCCACCGGCCGCAGGGGTCGATCCCTGTATCCCGTCCGTTGCGCTTATCGAAAACGAATCCCCAAAAGCAGTCTGAAGAAGAGCCTTGTCGGCAATTCCGTCATAGGCGACGTTCAAACCCTGTCCCATCTCCCAGAGCACCTTGGCCGTTTCCTTCAGCATCGAAAGCCGCAGGAGTGAATCGTTCAGGTCCAGAAAGAAGTCACCGTTCCCCTTGAATTCTATTTTTGACTTGTTGGGCGTTATGGCCTTTGGATTCTCAACAACCGGAGCAAGGCCGCCCACAAGGTTCTTTCTGCCGACATGTGTGATGGAGAAGTTGGACTCCTTGTCGATCAGAAACTCAAGACCCTGAAACTCATACCGCTCATGGATTCCCTCGTCAGTCGTGGGCTCATGCCAGTCGGGATTCTCGTTGGCAAGCGTGTGGCGGGCCGACCCTATTATGATCGGGAAGTTTGAATCACCCTCCAGCATCAGGACACGAACAAACTCCCCGTCCTTCTTGTCATTGGGAACCTTGTCCCTGTCGCCCTTTGCAAGGGCCACATCCTCTGGCTTTATGGCCTCCACACCCTTCCTGATCCGCGTGTGGTTTGCAAAGATTCCACCAGCCGCCGAGCAGTCCTGCACACCGAAATAGTCCTGCCCCTTGACGTTGACGACATATTCAAGCTCGCCGGATATGTTCTCGGAATCATCCTTGTAGACAACCTTCTTGATATAGCCCTTGTAGAGCCCGTACTTCTCCTCGTGCTCGTTTTCAACAAGCTCCGGCGGCCTGCCCGGAACGTGCGAGGGTACAACCCCACCGTCTCTTGTGTATCTTGTCCCCACCGATCACCCTTAGAAGCGCCACCACTTCTTCTCGGACTGCCTGCCCGGTCCTGATGGCCTGGTTACATTCGTCTTGACCAGCGACGTATTCGCCGTTTCATCATCAAAGGTTCCATCGTCTTCATCTATCAGATCAATGAATGGTGCCCCCAGATGGTCAAACTGTCCCATCGTAAGGCTCCACTCGGTCTCCCACTGTCCTGGAAACGTCCAGTGGTGCTGATAACCTTCCACGTAGTAAATCCTCGGACTTGAAAACTCCCCGTCCGTGGGTACCTTCAAAACCTTGCCAAGCTCCGCCTTGCCCTCGCCAACCGTGGTCATCGAGCCCGTGTCGTAGAGGTGATTGTAGGCATGAAGGTCATAAACGAGATGGGCAAACGACTTGAACAGGTTGATGTTTACATCCAGATCGGACTGGGTACCGCCCTGTGCATAAACGAAGTGAAGCTGCTGATGGAGCCGCTTCAGCCCATGCCGCCTTACTGACTCCGCCTGTGTCAGTGGTTTTGAATTTGCCATGTGGGCGTAGGAGTTGATTTCCTTCTTCTTGGACTGGACAGGGTCCAGCCAGATCATGTTGAAGCGGGTCTGTCCATCCTTGCCGAGGTTCTCAAACTTGATGTTGGCAGGATCCATTTTGATCGCTTCGTCATAGGCCAGGTCCTGAAGTGTATTCGTCTTGCCGTTCAACTTGCCGGTCGGGTCTTCGAAGAAGATGGAGCAGGGCCTTGGACGCAGGGTTATGGATGGCTGGGCATGTCCGGCGGAGGTTCGCGTCATGTCCAGAAAAACATCATTGGTCAGCTTGTTTGAATTCTCCTTTATCGGTCCCCAGATCCCACCCGATGATCCAGGAACAAGCTGGCTTCTGAATCTGTAGCCTGGAAGATCGCTTTCTATTTTCCTGACAAGTATTTCATCCAGCCATGACGATGAAAACTCATTGGGGCCTGTCCCGATGAACCCCACCTCCGGTTCAGGAACATCCGGGCCTTCCGGCCTGGGATACTTCAACTCGTTGAAACCGGACGCCGAGAGCGGGTCCGCGAACAGGGACTTCATTTCCTGGGGAATTCTCCACTGCTCCAGCGAGTCGGTTCTGGTCCTTCCAAGTCCGGTCTTCGACAGGTCGGCACCATTGGGGCCGATGAAGATGTCCAGAAACGAGTTGCAAAGCTCCGAGGGATTGCCCTTGAACCCAAGCCCCTGCGTCACAAGGAGTCCATCAAACTTCTTAAGAAGAAACCCCTGTGGGGTATATGGGTCGAACCAGACATTGGTTTCATCAAAGACCTTTCCAAAATCCCTGCCGGACACGTTGTAGCGAACCGTTATCTTGTCCGTCTGCTCATCACGCTGCTTGCTGCGGGCCACGCGGTCTATGTTCCCAAGCATGATGATGTTCTTGTTGGACGGGTTGTTTGGATCAAACGCACCGGCTTCGGCCGCAGTCTTGAACAGGTAGACTACAACCCAGTCCCCCGGAGCCAGCTTCTGCTTCCAGTTCACTGTCGGGAGAAGCGTGATGTCAAAAGTCCCCGAAGCCTGACGGATGCTTTTGGATGTCCTGAGTTCCACGATTTCCTTCTCAAGAACCCCGGACTTCACATTCAGAACCACACTGTCCGATTCCGCACCAAGAGCCTTTGTCTGTGTTGGGTTCTTGAAGTTCTGCCGGTTGTAGTGCCAGTAGAGAACCCTGGCAAACGAGTTGGTCGTGCCAAGCCGTCTTCTGGAAGGCGGAGCCGTATCCATTCCCTCGTAGCCAAAGTCAAACGACACTTCTATCCTCCGTAAATATCATTGCTTCCTCTTGGAAACGACATCATCGGGGCAGCCATTCCGCCACCCGACATGAGAATGTTTGTAAGCTGTCTGAGGGCTGATGTGTTGGCCTGTGTAGCCATCTCAAGCCCGCTGAAATTCATGTCCGGCATTTCATATCCGTCTCCACCGGCAGGCTCTATCGCCCCTCCCGCATTGGCGTAGACCAGTGCTGGCATGTTTCTGGCCGTGTCCCTTGCATTGACCACAAACTCGCCGGGGGTCAGCCATGCCGGAACCGTGTCCGTTCCAATGGGGCCACCCATGGCCTTGCGCCTTACAGCCCTCTGACCGGCCCTTCGAAGTGACTCCCGCATGGTAAAGCCGCTCGCCGTCCTCTTCTTCTCCTTCTTCTTTTTCGGCTTGGGCTTTGGCTTTCTCTTGCGGAATCCAAAAGCCGAATACACAGAGGCAGCCATGGACTGATGCGCCGACTTCTTGCGGCTCTTGCCTCCCCGCCGGTAATACTGGACAAGACCGCCTTCAGCCATGTCCTCGGACTCTTCAGGGAAGGCCTCCTCGAAAACCTCCTCCATCGTTGGCTCGACATATTCTTCAGCCAGAGAACCCATACCGGGTCCGGCCCTTCTCTCCCGCTTCCTCTGCATGGAGCGCTCTGTCTGCCACACCTTCGCAAGCTGGTCGGCAGAAAGTGTCCTGTTCTGGGAGCGTGCAAATTCAACGTACCTCTTTGTGTCCTCGGCTGGCATGGCGTTGAGAACCCGCTGGGTCTTGTCCGTGAACACACCCATCTTGTCCAGCAGCGTCATCCAGAAACTATCAAGCGCCCGGTCCCATTCTCCACCAGTCCACTCGTTAAGCTCCGCCCGCATTCCCTTGCCGATCTGGTGACCGATAAAGGCGGCAGACACGCCGCCCAGCAGCAGGGCTCCCGCGCCTCCGGCTCCGGCTATCACACCTCCACCGGCCCCGGCACCGGTTCCACCGCGTCCACCGAATCCACCCCTCATCAAAACAGAGGCAAGCCCGCCCGCACCAATAATGCCAGCCAGCTTCTCCACATCGGATCTGAACATGCCGGTCGCATTGGCGAAGTTATCCACAGCGTCAACCATCTTCAACATCCCGCCGGATATGCCGTCAGCGATCTTGTTCTTTATGTCATCGACCCGCTTTCCAAAATTGATTATCTGCGCCTCAAACGACTTGGCGTTTGCCTCGGCCTTGTCGGTTGGTGTCATTCCGGCCTTCTTGACACGCTTCACCTCGCCCTGTGTGAGGGAGAACTGATCCAGCGTGCCCTCCTGTTCGGCCTCCATCGCCCGGATCATTATTGGAAGCATCTGCATGGGAGAGAGCCCGGTCGCCTGCTGAAAGGCCAGCCCGCGTGCCTGTCCACCCATTCCCTTCGTGTCCCGCATGGCCTGTCTTATCCGGGCCTCCACCGCTGCCTGACCCGTGGTCTGGAAGGCTGGGAGAAGCTCCCCAAGTCCTGCCTCCCTCATTCTGTCTGCGGTTATGCCCTTTGGAAGTCCGCCACCCATGAGGGGAATCTGTCTTCTCAGTTCAATTCCGGCCGGTCCCAGCCGTCCACCCGAAGCCTCCTCCAGTGAACGGTATGAAAGGAAGTCCTGATAGGGGTCGCGATCCTTGAAGGCCTGCTGAAAACCCTGAATGGCCGCGAATATCCTCTCCGGCTTGCTGGCGAAGAAGGGCATTCTCGCCATGGCCGCCGTCATCTTCATTGAATTCTTGTCTATGTCTGTCTCGTTGGAAATGGACTCCATGTGGGATGTCATGGCCGTAAGGTATTCGATCATCCCGGACCCGCGAAGCCCCGCCTGAAAGCCCTGGTCTACAACCTGGGTTGTAAAGCCCCTCTGGTCCTGAATTCCGCCACGACGGGCCGCGCCCATCATGCCGCCAAACTGCTCACCCGAAAGCCCGAACGCCCGCTGAAGCATCTCGCCAAGGTTGACCCTCTCGTTAAGCTCCGCGCCCCTGATATCGCCCCCGGCGGCACGGGCTACCTGCATGGCCCGCTGCCTTCTCTCCATTCTCGTGAAGCCCCAGCGGCTTGAATCGTTGACCAGATCACCGCCAGTGAGGGCTCTTACCTCCATCCCCATTCTAGCTTGCTCTGTGGCCCGCGAAATGGCCGCCTGAACGCCGAAACCGATTCCCACGGCTCCCAACACCCTCCCGACCGGGCCGCCTGTGAGGCCGCGTGCGAGGCCTCCACCGACGAATTCATCCATGGCCCCTGAACCGGCTCCTCTGCCGCCTCCGCCTCCGCCTCCGCCTCCACCGCCTATTCCGGCCCCTGTGCCTGGGCCGCCACGAAGACTGTTCGCCTCGCGCCTGACGCCCCTGAGGCCCTCCTCAAGCTGGCGCACACGCTCGACATACTGGCGGACGCGGGTAACATCCCACGCCTTGTCACCGGCAGCGGTTATCTTGACCAGTTCTTCACGGGTATCCTTCAGGTGGGACTTGTAGAGTCTTATCTGGCCCTCGGCCTCCCGAAGCAACTCCTTCCGAAAGGCCTTCTTGATATTCTTGTCCAGTTGAACCTTGCCGAGATCCTCAAGGCTCCGCTTCATCTCCTTTGTGGCGTCCTGAAGCGGCTTGATGTCCATGCCGAGGGTAAGGCGGGCCTGCTTTGTGGTAGTTGGCATTCCTAGTCTCCAAAAATGTCCTCAAACTCATCGTCACCCATCACCGGGGCCTCTTTCTTCTTCTTTCTCGATCCTGGTAGATCCTTGCCAACATTATCCATCATCCGTGCGATTTCTTCATCCGTAAGATACTTGTCACTTTCAGTTACATATTTCTCAAGGACGTCGTCCTTGTCACCGAAGACACGACGGCGCTCCTCCTCAAGCCTCTTCTCCGCCTCTTCACTGAACTCCCCGTCCCACTCCTCCTCGTCTTCCGCCTGAAGAGAAGAATGGAATTCCTCAATGCGCCGTTCGTCCGCTTCATAGTAGTCCTCCAGGTTTTCGAGGAAGACCTCCTCTATGGTCATGTCGTCGAGTTCTTTTTCGGGGCGCTTCCATTTTTTCCGCCACCACCTCTTAAGACGGTATTCCTGGTCCTGTATGTTTGAAATGGCAATCCTGTGCAGATTGTCATTGTTGAGCAGCTTGCCTTCCAGCATCTCCGGAAGATTGTGGAACCGCATTCGTGGGATTAACGGCTGGTTCCTTAATCGTACTCTCGTTCCCTGCTGATTCGATTGGATTGTCATTGCCGACCTCTACGTCCTTGTGACTTCCCCCATGGACCTTGAGCCTCCAGCGCTTTTCAAAGTCCATGCACTTGTTGTAAACCTCACTCACAACATTTCCATCATGCAGTTCCATCCCATAGGCAGCGTCAAACCACCATTGGGGGAAGTCTGTCAGTGTGTGTCTGAGATGAGATATGGCGTGATTGAAGTCCTCAACTTCCGGGTCGTCCATGACTTCGACGCTTCCGTTGAGCTGGTTTCTGAGGGCGGCGATCCGGCTTCTGGCACCGAGTGAAGGTCTGCGGTAAACAAAGTCTCCAACCCAGTTGACACCTGTCTCGGCTCCTTCCATCTGGATCTTGAATGTAAAATCCATATTTGGAAGGGCGCTTTTCTTGTTGTTCATTTTTTACCTCTTACACTTGAAATTAATGTAAGGACGAATCGCACGTCCCTTCCGGCATCAACCTTCCGGATAAGGTTTACTTCGATGAAAGATCAAGTAGCCGTATCGTCTTCAGACTCGTCCTGCGACTGCCTTCCGACAAACGACCATGTCTCCGTCATGACACCGCGTGCGTCGACCGTGGTCTGACGCGCCTGGAGTTTTACTCCGGTCATGAGAAGGAGTGATGCTTCGGTATTCTTGTCAACAACCTGTGCCTGAAGCTCGCCCTGCGTGAGGATCTGCTTCAGCTTTGACATGATACCAAGCTGCTTGACTGAACTGTCCGGGACACGAAAGTTCTGACACTGGAGATCGACAGTGTAGCCTACCTCTGCGTGCTCCTCCACCTCCAGCTTGTCCAACACGTTGATTGGTTCATACTGGATGTTTTCATTGAAGGAAACATTTGAGGCAAAGGCTATCTTTCTCGCTCCAATCGAGAACTGCGCCCGTGAGCCTGTCATTACTGTAGTCATGGCTTATACTCCCTTCCTCTTAGGAATTACGCACTTTGCTGGATGTCTGCCAGGTAAATGGTTGGCAGAATGAAGTCGATACCCTGTACCGGAGTAACAACCACATTGATCGCCGCTGTCCCGGACGAGAATGTAACCCGGAGGTTCTTGTATCCCTTGCCAGCGTTGAGATCGTCTCCGACGATAATCTCAGCGTTGAGGTAAACCTCCATTCTGGTCCTTACGGAACCGGCGATATTGGTCGCCGTTGCAGTTCTTGCCTTTGTTCCCGTGTACTCCGCCTCCAGGTTGAACCGAAGGTCGTAGGCCACATAGTAGCCAGCCTCGATAACGGAACTCCTGTTCCAGACGAAGCTCGCGTCCTTTCCGTAAGTGGTATTGCCCACAACGGTTCTGTAGCCACCCTGATCAAGCGGCTCTGCAAAGGTACAGCCCGCATCAATCATCTCCGCGTAGTCGATCTTTGGATCCCATGATCCATCACGAACACGAAGGCCGTTGATATTCAGCAGCTTGTGGGTGATCGGCTCACCGACCGGAGAACCGGCCTGCATTCCGGCACAGACGCATGCGTATGCCCATGGGTCCATGTACTGAAGCTGCGCGTTGCTGTAGCTGTAGACCTGAATGTCCTGTCCCGTGAGCGAGACAAGGCCACTTGAAATTGACAGCGCTGCCGCCTTGTATTCATCCTTGGTCCCCAGCTTCGAACAGTAGGCATTCCTTTCAGATCTTCCTGCCGTCGAGGTCATGGCGATCACATGGGATGTGCAAAGGGCGTTGATGGAGTCAACCGACAACGACCCCTTGTCAGCCGAAATCAGTGGAACAACCGTGTTGATCCTTTCGAGCCTGAAGGCATCAAAGCCGTCGCCCCAGTCGGAGTTGGTTGATGTGCCGTCCGTGCCGCCCGTGAAGAAGGCAGGGCTTGCAACCAGCGCAACCGTTCCGATTACGTTGGACTTCCTTTCGGCAACAACCAGATCGCTCTGGGTGTTAAGGAAGTTGACAAGATCCTGAATGTCCCGCTTCAGGATTCCAGCAACCGCTTCAATCTGGAAGTCGGTGTAGTAGTCAAGATCAATGGCGTTCACATCCGGATTGGAGTACGTGGTCGATGCCTCATACTTCGCATTTCCGTTGATGACGTCCACAAGCTCCTTGACGGTAATCTTGGGTCGAAGCTCGCCGTCAAGCGTCTCGCCCAGGGTAATGTCAAGGTTGTCCGCTGCAACACCAAGGCAGTCCGTAGTGAGCTTTCTGTCTCCACCGGAGTCCTCGATTTTCAACTTGCAGGAAGTGGCTGCACCAACATACTTGATGCTCATCACATCCGGGCCGCCAAGCTCCTGAAGCGCATCCTCTTCTTCGCTTCCCTTGACAAACGTAAGGAATCTCGATCCCTTGAGGCCGCGAACAGTCCCGGTGATGCCCAGGATGGTGTCAATGGTTGATGTGGCGTCCACTGAAAGGTAGCCGTAGTCCTCCTTGGAACCACTGATTGCTCCCGTGTCAATGGTGAGGTCAACCTTGTTCCCATTCACCGAGGCAATTGTCGGCTTGGATGGTGCCCATCTTCCCACGGTGTCCAGTTCCGCCTGCATGGCTGCTGCGGTCTGTGAACCTACGAGAGTGTTGGTGAAGGTATAGGTTGTTCCAAAAATGTCGATGATCAGCGTCTGGCCGTTGGCGACCGTGAACGGGCCGTCAATGGTGCCGAGCAGCTTCGCATCTGCGCCTTCGGTCTGACCCTCGGAGACAACCACGTTCAGGTTGTTCTCGTCGGCTCCCCAGTTCTCCGAAAGCAGGTCGACCAGATCGCCCGAAATGGTGCTGGCGAGCGAATAGGCAGACCGTGTGGAGTTGTTTGGCTTGTAGATGACGACCTTGCTGGCTCCGTTCGGAACCCTCGGATCCTTTGAAGGCTCCGCAACAAGTCCCAGGCCGTCAGCGATGGTCCCACTCTTGTACCTTTCCTTTGCGGCCTGAATCTGTGGCCCCTCCAGAATGTCAAGAACCCTTGGCTCCCCGCCGACCGCCTCACCTATGAGACCTACAGTCCCGGTTGGCTGAAGCGGGTACCCTGTGAGGTTCTGGACCTTGACCGCCGAGTAAGCCCCTGGCTTGCTGACGGTCGCACCATTAAATGTGCGTTTTATAGACATCGTCTATTCCTCCCTTTAGAAACCCTTGAAAATTGCGTCCCACTCCTGAACCGTAGCCATGCGGACACCCTTTGCCTTCGGAAAGGCAAGCATCCCGGCGTGCATGCTTTTTCTTATTCCCTTCTTCCTGGCGTAAACGCTGAAAAGAATCTTCGGGCCTGCCGGTTCCACCGGTCCCGCGACCTCCTCGATGTACCTGGCCTTGACGGCTTTCGGAAGCTTTGACTTCCGAATCTCATCGATCTTCTTTTCAACACTGAAAGCCTTGGTAGGTGCCTTGGCCTTCTTTGCCACCTTCTTCTTTACCGTCTTTTTCTTTGAAAACTTCTTTTCTTCTGACATTTTATCCTCCAGTCGGAAGGTCTGCACTGACCTCCATTTCGACATCCGTGATGATTTCAGTCGCAATCGGAACCTCACCCTTGTTGACGCGGGCGAAGGTTTCAAAAGATGCGGTAATGAATCTTGAAAACATGTTGGCCGGAAGGTACTCGTTCAACCTCGAAAGATCCGTAGCCCTGAAAGTCATGTTGAACATTCCCTCTTCCTCTAGCTGATCGTGATATGCTCCGAGCAGGTAAAGGGCCAGAAGATACATATATTTAACCTTGTCCGGCGACCCTGCTGCATGTACTCCGATCAGGATGTCTTCCTTAATAGCAGAATATCCTATTTCACTTCTCCCGACTACATTTTCCTGGCTGTCAAGCGTGTCGAGTTCTCCGGCAAAATTATCCAGACCGGCGTGCTGGTCAAACTCAATTGCGCTGGCAAGGTTGAGGGAGAATATGGGTGAAGTTTCTGCCGCCAGTGGGAAGCCCTGAATCACCTTTATCTTGGTGTTTCTAATATAGTCGCCGATCTCCTGAATCTTGTTTGCACCATACCGTGTGGCCAGAAGCGGCCGGTCAAGCTGGCCATAGACAAGATTCTGAGCCTCCGGTGTTGCACGGAACCAGTCCATCCCGGCCTCAAGCACGATTTCGAGAATCATGTCGATTGGCAGAAAGCCAAAACGACAAGTGCTCTCAACCGGATCTTTTGGGTACCTGTCCTGCATTAAACCGTAACCCCCGCCATAACCGTGTCAACAACCCTTTCCATTTCCCTGTCCACCCACTGCTTGACCTCCTCCAGAAGATTCTTTGCTTCAATCCCCGGATGCTGCCATGACTCCGGACTTGAAGCCTCGCTCATGACCCGCCAGGTGATTAGCTGGGAAGACCCGCGCTGAAGGCCTCTGGATGTGGTGCCTCTTGCGACCTGCTGGACCCTGGTGATCCCCCGAAGGTACTCGTGTATGGGTGCCCGCTTCGGAACCCGCTTTACAGGACCGGGAATCACATTCCCCCGCGCCCCGCGAATCATCTTGTTCAGGCCATATTCCCTGACCGTTCTTTTCAGCTTGTTCTGAAGACCCATGGCTGCAGCCCTGCCTGAATAGGCGAACCGCCTGCTTGGGCCTGTGGAATGCCTGAAGGGAATGACCACATAGGACTGACCCTTCTTGTTCACCCTGGCCTTGCTTCCGCCAAGCCAGCCCGGTCTGATCGCCTTCATGTCAAACGGGTCCATGCCGTATTCGATGTTGTTCGCCATGCGGCCAACAAGGGTAATGTCGTAGTAGGGTTCGGTGCGCTCATAGCGCGTGGTAAAACTGTCCGACTGCTGGAGGCCGTTGATGTAAATGTCTGCGGAGGTTCTAAGGCGCTCCTGTGCAAGTCTTATCCATTCAGCATGGGCAGCGTTCGCAAGTCCGGCCACTGCCGTCCTGAACGACTCCGTCACCGACGCTGATATCAGGTCGGCGTTGTAGCCCATGTTTTCAATTTTAGACTTGAGCGATATCACTTCCACTCCCCACAGCCATGAAGTCCCACCGGATGTGAGCCTGCTGTGGCAGTTGCTCCGGCACCTTCACAGGATTCTTGTCGCTGTCGTAATAGTAGCGGTTCTCGTGTGGCAGATCCAAAACACGGAACGTGGGAAGCACCGGATAAAGAAATGAGAAAAGCCTGTCTTCTGGAGGCATCCGTGCCGTCTTCCACTCTATGTACTGGCCGTTGATATCGTAGTCCGTGCCAAGCTCATAGGTGTCACCCGCGCCATCTATCAGTGCAAATATATTGCCGTCTTCAGGGTCAAGGGCCGGGTACCTTATCCTGTCCCGTGTCTCCTTCCCGTTCTTGTGAATCAACTCGTTGAACTGTGAACCGAAGTCGATGATTTCGATTTTATACCAGTAGCTTACCCGAAGCGGGGACCGGAAGGTCATGAAGGCATCCTTCATGTCGTACCGGGATGACTCGGTAAATGTCTTGTCCAGTGTGATGCCCTGAATAAAGGCCCAGTCGTCCTGCGCCAGATGGTCAAGGTCTACCACGCTTCTGCCATGACAAATGGGGCAGTTCAGGTCGTGGTTTATATTCATGTTGTCCTCCACCTCACCCGTCCGCCTTGGACAGATCACCGATGGAGTGACGCGAACCATGATCCCCTGATCTTCTATCAGGTTGTTGAATTCGTCGATTACCAGGCTCACCCGTCCGGGTTTTCTGGTAGGTTTTGGATAAGTGTTCTTTGCCATTACGCGACCACCATTTGAATCCCGGTCAGGTTGTTTCTGATGTCCGATATCATCGAATCAATATGCTTCTGATACTGGAGTATCCGCGCTCCGTAGCCGGAGTTGGTTGCGCTGGATGTGGTCCCTATGGACTGTGAAAGACCGTCTATGCCTATGGACTTGCTTGCAATGCCAGCCCCGGCAATAAGGTCACCGGCTATGTTCAACGGCCCCATGGCCGCCTTCATGCCTATGATTTCCAGAATGTCCTCGTCCACTTCGTTCTGATCAAACCCGCATTCGTAATCCACAAAGATCACATAGGGGAGATAATCGCGGGCCGTATGGAGAATGGGTATAAACTGTCCACCCTGTCCCATCAGAATGGAAGACAGTGTTCCCTGCCTTGGAATAAGGTTGACCTGTGCACCGACCGAATCGGTTACAAACCATGCCGGATCAAAGCTGATCACCTCGCTTGTCAGCGGGAACTGAACACTGTAGCGGGTAACCTTCTTGACCGGATAATGGTGCAGCTTTACGTGGCCGAACTGCGTGTAGTCCGTGAAGTAGTAGTCATGGGCCTCGTTTTCAACTGCTGTTGGGAACAGCAAGACCCCACCGAGTTTTCTTTGGATGAACCGCGTGGCCGACTTGATGTACAGGTTGATAAGAGAATCCGGCATCTCATTGCCGTCATCGTCCTTCAGGTTTACGCCAAACAGGAAGTTTTCTCTTACAAATTGTGCGGAGACCAACTGGTCTGTTGATCGAGGCCGGATGTTGTATGCGGTGCCGTCATTTGACATTTTCCCGCCCTAATAAGATAGGTCAATGGTTACTTTCCTCAACCGTTCAAACTCCGAGCAGGAGCTGTTGTGGAACTTGAACTTTAGTTCTTCAGCTTCCTTTTCGGTTATGTCGAAAAAAAACTTAGCCCGTCCCGGCTTTATTTTCTCGACTTTCCTTATCTTGTGGCGTCCGGCTTCTTCAGTCTGCAGGTAAGTAGCAAAGAGATAGTTGACCGTTACATACGGGTTTCTTTTCAGACCATCTCCGTTATCTGCGCCAATCCGTCCGCTGTCGCCGATGCCGCCTTTATCACACTCACCTTGTCCCATATTTCACCCGACTGAATAACGATAGGTTGTCCGGCGGCGAGAAATATGTCGGTTGTCACGGCAGCAGATGTGCCCTTGCTCATCCTGAAATGCATGTCCACAGATGAAACCAGCCGATAGACCTTGTTTCTATCCATGTCCATTTCAGCAGAGGCGGCCGTCACGGTCGCATTGATCGGATCAATGGATCTGTCGGCAGCGCCGTGGGTCGCAAAGGCAACCGGGGCGTTGATAACCTTTCTCGCTCTGGATGCAGATGAATGCTCCTTTCGAAGCATCTCTTCCGTCGTCATATGATCTGTAGGACTCAATTCCTGTACCATAATCTACATCCTTACTTTTTGCCTGGTTGCTTGCCGTCCTTCTTTCCCGACTGCTGGGCCTGCTGCGGTGCTGGCTTGGGCTTGCCAACGAGCTTGAAGCCTGAAGCCTTGAGAGCCGACGCGACAGCCTTGTCTTCAACTTCAACAAAGCCTTCCTTGCTGACTTCGACAACACCCTTGTCCGTGCCGAGCTTCTGTCCTGCCATCATTTCATTTTGTAATCTCATCACATACTCCAGGATTGTAAGAAGGGGCGCTCGCACGCCCCTCCCGAATTTCTTACAGCGTCATCCTACGGGCCAATCAGATTTGGAACCGAAAGGCGACCGATGTTCTTGATGATCACAATTCCCCTTGGCCTGAATACAATGGGCGTATTGTATACAAGCTGCATCCAGCGGATGCTTGAAGCCACGGTTGCAAGAGGGAATTTGAGCATTGGGCTCAGTTCACGAAGCGTAAGGACCGTTTCGTCATACTGTCCAAGATAGGCAGTTCCAAGACCCGGAAGAGTCTCGTTGCCGTCGAGGAAGTCTGTCGAAGCGCCCGAGCTTGGAATCTCAGCGACAAGATACTTGGTACCAGCCGCACCGTCCGAGATGCGTGTCCGGTAGATCTTGTAGCCCTGTGTGAGGTCGTTGCCTGAAACCGCACCGCGTGCGATGACGAGCTTGACTTCATCACTGGCCCCAGCGGCTGCAACAACCGCACTGACGTTTCCGGCAGTGGCTGCTGATTCACCATTTCTGGAAATGGCCGTCACCTCGTAGGCGTAGGTGGCGAATTCAGCCGGGAGGAATCCCCTTGAAGTGGACTTGGCCTGAACCGTGACGGTCACCGTGGCCGGAGCCGTAGGTGCCGAGGGGTTGTCTGCCGCAGCAGGAGCAACCTGATCGGTTCTCAGGAATACGTCCGGGCGAAGCTGGATGGTTCCGCCGGAGGTTTTGACCCTGCGGCTGTCGAACCCTGTTTCCATTTCCTTGCCCACTGGTATCCCGTAGCGACCCTTGGAGAAGAATCCCACGTTGTAGTCCCTGTGGTTCTCATGGTTGAGATAACAGGCAGTGGGGAACATGTAGTTTGACAGAAGCACACGGGAGGCCTCTGCAAAAACTCCCTCGGTGAGGGGCTTGTCGCGGAGGTCGATGATGTGCTCAAGCGAGACGTCGGGCTTGCCGTCGCCTGCCGTGTCGGGATCGGAATAGCCGTCAATTGCCTGCTTGCGGAGGCCGTTGAACGACTGGCTGATGACCGAAGCATCTCCGTGGAAGAGGTTGTCTTCCAGACGCTCCAGCATCCACATGGTGCCGTTTTTGGTTTCAAGCGCGACCACGTTTCCGTGCGCGGGCTTGACGAGAAGCATGGGGTGCGTGATTTCACGGGTTGTCCCCATGAACTTCACGTACTGTACCTTCCTTTGATACGAACTGTCGTCCGTTCTGGGAAGGCCGCCTTCGTTGATGAAGAAACCACCGCGTCCACCATACTTGGAAAGCATGTTGTATTCTTCCACGGTGTTGTACGCCTTCGACTTGGGAATGTCGTTGTAGAAAACGATATTCTTCTGCATGAAGGATACAATTTTGAGTGTTGCGTCGAGGGCCTCAACACGAAGTGCCCCGCCATCCGACTGGCTTGCCGGATCGCTTGCGTAGCCCGCTGTGAGGGCTTTGTTGAGTTCGCTGACAACCTGGGGATTGGATGAACCGAAACCATCCCCATGGTTCTCAAACTGCTTTGTGTCCAGTACTGGATACATGGTTCATTCCTCCTAGTTGTTCAGCATGGCACGGAGCTTGGTGTCCGCTTCCGCTGATACGTAGTTGTATGTGTCGAAGTTGATGACATCGGTGTCTTCAAGTTCGCCCTTCTTGACCAATTCAATCATTGAATTGGAGATCGACTTCCTGACTTCGTCCGGAGACTTTCCTTCAAGACTCTTGTAGAAAGCACCCTGCGGAGCAGCGGCTGTGTCTCCCTGAGGAGCCTCAAACGTTCTCTGGACAGGCTGGCCAGCCGGTTGGCCTTCAGCCGTTTGGGACTTGGCCATCTGGGGCTGGTTCTCTATGATGCCGATGCGCTCGCATACAGCCTTGAGAACAACACCGATGTTGGCCATGGACTTCTCAAGCCCCGCGAAGGAGTCAAGGATGTCCTCTGTCCTCGCCTCAAACGCCGCATCCGACTTCACGACGAAGTCACGCAGACCGTTGATTTGAGTAGCCGTGTGATCGACAAGACTTTTCAGGAATTCGGAAACCTCGACCTTGGTTTCAACTTCCGATGGAAGACCCTGCTGGAATTCCGGGGGTGGAGTTGACTTGTTGGCCTCTGGCTTCACCTTTCCCTTTCCTGCCTTGTCGCTCATGTCCGATCCGGGTGCTCCGAGGGAACCGTCGTCTCCGCCACCAGTCGCCGCGCCGTTGGCAGAATTGAGGTCACCATTGGTTGACACGCCGGGAGTTGAAGTTGGCGAACCATCTCCACTCTTGCTGACGTCTGTGCCTTCGCCACCTGCTGCAGGGACGTTTCCCAGAGAGGAAAGGGCGTTGGTCACATCTTCCTTTGTTACTTGCATGAGAAACCTCCCTTTATAAACTAAAGCCAAGTTTGTTCAGGTCGTCGGTGAGAAGGGACGCGAAGTCCGTGTCACTCACACCGCCGTCTGCGTCCAGCTTGGCAGTCAAAGCCTTGAGAAGATCAATGATCTCGTCCTGTTTCGTCAACACAGCCTGAAAACCCTTTGTAGGGTCATCAAGGATGTGGTCCTGTCCGACTTCCTCTGCGGGCAGGCGTCCGATTTCCTGTGCTTCTGACATCGCTTATTCTCCTTTGCTTGAAATGATCCACCTAACCACTTCCGCCGCCGCTTCATCAGTGAAGTCGGGACGACTTTCCTTCACCCAATCGTAGGCCTTTTGAATATTGTCAGGGTCAAGACCCATTGAGCGCAGTATGATCTTCAGACCCTTGCCCTTCCTTCCAGGCTTCTTGTCGTCTTCCTGGTCAAGGTCTTCTGTCCGAAGGGCTCCGCCGCCGGATTGTGTGGCGGGGGATGTTGCGTAGCCAGCAGACAGCGACTTGATGGCCATCTCCTCGCTGTAAAAACTCTTCTTGAAAACGTCCCAGGTGCAGTCGGTGTTTACCGGGCAGTTGGTGATGGCCACGTTTTTGATCAGCGCCTTCTCGATCACCTTGTTGGACCTTCTGAGAACCTTGCCCTCGATGGAGAAGCCCAACCTGCGATCCGGGGTTTTTGCCAGCGCCTTCGCCAGTTCCCAGATGCCGTCAGCCCTTTTGGTCCCCTTGACGATCCATCCCTCGGTAAGCCAGCCCTCGGTCACACCCTTTTTGGTTTGGATCTGATCCGAATAGTATACCCGTTCGGGGTACCCAACGACCGCCGATGTGGACTGGTCATGATTGTCATTGAAGTGTCCATGCTGAAGGAAGGGGTTGAAGTCGAGCCCCTTTGCCATGACATTCTCTGCCTGGCGATCCTTGGTGGAGGTGTTCATGGTGCCTATGATTTTTCGGGAGTCGTGGCCTTCGTCCTTGTCTGCCTTCTCAAAGTCAAATTCCACATCCGGCAGCCATATACGAAAATCACTCTTGGAAATGAAAAAATCGTTCATGGAGTCCCCATAAGAAAAGGGAATAATCGCGTCACCGCAACTACTCCCTCATTCCGAGTCTCTGTTGCTCACCTGTATAAAGTCTATATTCGGATCTCTTCTGCGTCTACCCTTTTTTGGTTTCAAAGGTGAATTTGGTATTGATCGACTTCAAGACGTCCGGGCTTATCTCGACGTCGGTCTTGCAGGCTTTGCAGACCGCAAAGACCCCGTCCTTGTTCCATTTAACCAAAGCCACCCGCATCTTGACTTCAGTGTCGGTGCTCTTCACCAGATTATCCCTACAGTTGGGACACTTTACGATCATGGAGTATTCCTTTGATTTTTCTTATCTTTTCAGCTTTCTTCAGATCAATAACGATACCGGGCTGGGTTGGAGAGCTCTTCCTGATGTCCCCATTATAACCCAAAGTCTCCCCCGGTGTATAGGTCTCGGACTTGCTCACGACCAGGGAAAATGACTTCTTGATCTTCAACTCCTTCTTGAGAAATCCAATGAAGGAAACAGGGTCGATGACCTTGGTCTTCAGGATGTTCTTCAATTGAGCATCCGACAGGTTGTCCGCCTTGAAAATCTGTGCGTGTGACAGTTGCGAACCCGCGAGCTTCGAAGACGGGATGTCAATAAGCTGATCCGGGCCTCCCCGCATTACCACATATTTTCTCAGGGTCGAAAGGGCGATCCCTTCCTGGTATCTCGCCTGTGCCGTTGTGGACAGCTTGCCCGAAGGATCGACCTGTGGACGCTGTCCGCCATAAGCAGAACCGGCCCCGCCTGTCTTGGCCACCACATAGTTCCACGCTGGCATCAGGTGGATCGGCATCCAGGGTGGAGGAAGTTTCGGTTTGCCGTCCGCACCCTTGACTACAGCCTTGTGTACCTCGTCTGGAAGGGCTGTGCGGCCCCTTGGGTTTACCGACTGTGCGTATGGCGTCTTGCCACCTGGAACCTCGCTCCAGCTTTTCAGATCGCCGAAGGTGGGCATGGGCGGAGGGGCACTGGGATTTGCCTGCGCCCACGCGTCCTTCAAGAATGGCTTTAGTCTGTGAAACTGCTTCGCAGCATAGCCGCGTTTCATTCTCTCCACTTCAAGATTGATCGGTGGGTTGTTTATCACCTCATCCATGGTGTGGAAGGTACCAGATTCAAAATGCTTCTTTGCACCAGACCATGGAGGAAGGCCACTGCTTGTTCCGCCCATCTCCGTTCTTATCGCATTATACTGGGCCTTCCAGCCCGCCTCATTTATGGCACCCCCGCGCAACCTGGTCTCATAAGCTGCCAACATGTGCTTGATTGCCTTGGCGCGTTCCGGCTTCAGTTCACCCTTGATCCGCTCGTATATTTCCTTCGACCTTTTCAGGTAAGGGTTCTCTCCATTGCGCTGTGCATCAACGGCGGCCTGAACCGCTGTCTCCGCTTCTGCAAGCGCGGGATCGGCTTCGGAAAGATCACGGGCCGCCGCACCCTCTTCCGCTGGGGGAGCCGCTGCCGGGGCTGGAGTCGTGCCTACACGTTCAGCCGCCTCACGAACCGCTGCCGGACCCTCTGGAGAATCAGAAAGGTCGATTCCGCTTTCCTTCAGTTCGGCTATCAGCCGAGCCTGTTTCTGTGCCTTTGTTTCTCTGGCGCTTCCGGCCTGCTGTGCCTCACGCCTCGCCTCTTCAGGGGATATCCTTGCCATTCCCAAGGGAGTCGCACCGGCAGCACCTTCTGCAACCTGTGGGGTTCTGGGTGTGGCCGCTGCTTCAGCAGGAGCCCTTCGTGCTGCGGCCCTGGACTCACGATTCCGCCTGGCCTGTATGCCACCAGCATTTCTTCTGATAACAGGGATGGCCTCTCTAAGACTGTAGCCACCCCTTTCCCGGACCCTTCGTATTTCATCCAGCAACTGCTCTTCAGTTATCCCACCAAGGGCTGTTCTCAACTCCTCCTTTACAGATGGAGTCAGAGTTTCTCCTGCTGCCGACCTGCGGCCACGAGCCGCCGCTTCAGCAGGGGCGCTTCGTGCCCTGTCTCTAGCCCTTCTGGATTCAGCAACCGTTCCATGGTCTGCCGCTGCAGGACCATGCTTGGTTGTGATTTTTCTTATGTAGGTTCCGGAATCGACATCATCGTGTGTCGCCTCCAGCTTGTGATGGGAGTCAAAGTCATGGCCCCCACGGGTCTGCATATTGGAGGCAGCGCTCGTGACCCTCTGCCTTGGGTGACCGGTTTGCTGCGCTATTTCAGCATGGGTCATGTTGTGAACACCATCCCGCTTGCCCGCAAGCAGACGCTTTACATGCTCCACCTTTCCACGCTTCTGATCCGCCTCCGACCCTGCAGACATGGAGCCGTCCGGCAGTTTGTACCAATACTTGTAATTGCCAGGCCCACCCGTTCGCTTGATGTATTTGTGTCCACGCATGACTTATCCCTCATAGCTGAGAATTGCTTCCTGCCGCGTCTTGTTCTTCAGACTACCAAGACGGTCAAATATTTCATCAGGTATCAATTCACCTGTTTTGAATTTCTGCGAATCAAACTCAAAGGCCTCCTTCGCAACCGGGAACTTCTTGAAGCCGTAATCCTTCGGAACGACCGAAAGCTGGCACCGGCAGAAGGGGTGGACACTCCCTATCGTGGGAAGCCAGTTGCGTGCCTTGCGACCGAAGTTGCTGTCCGCCAGTTCACGCATCTTGAATATTCTGGGGGTAACCCCATCCTCTTCCAGATACAGCTTTTTGCACCATGGACACGCATCAGGAGCCGGACGCTTGTAGACCCTCTGGTCTTCATCCGCGTCGGACACCTCGCGGATTCGCCTGTAGACCCCGTGCTGGATGGCGTTGTTGATTTCAGTCTGTGCGACCCTGTGCCAGTCGCGGCCCCTGTCGTCAAGGGCATCAAAAAGGGCTGTCTTCAATTCACTGACGGTCTGCCGCTTTGCTATGGCCGTCTTCACACCTTCCTGAACCGCACGCTGGGCAGATATTGCAGCCCTTGACCTTCCGGCCCGTGCGTCCCGAACCATCGAGTCACGAAGGCCCCGGATGTATTCTCCAGCATGCTCCTGGGCATATTCAATGGCGGCTGTCTCCACGCCGGTCTGTGCCACCGCGCCCTCACGAACCATGCGCTTCAGATCCTCGTAGGTTATCCGGGCAGTCGCGCTCAAGGGAAGCATGGCGGTCAAACGACCGAAGGCTGCCGGATCAGCAACCATGTTTCTTGTCCCCGCCTTCAGCACCCCGGCCCTCCTCAGTGTCTCCATCTCGTCGTTGGTAAGAGCTCTCGGTCCAAGCGCCTCGTGTGAAAAGCCCATGAACCGTTCGTTGATTCTTCGAAGTATATCCTCAAGCTGTCGTTTGGTTATCGTCATTCAGGTACTTCTTAAAGGTGTCCATGAGTTCGGGAGCATAGGAATCTATTATCTCCCCGCCGTCTTCCTTCCAGTTCTCGCCAAGCATGATCTTCGCATTCCGTTCAAACATGCCCTGTGAGTAATTCTGCTCAACCAGATTCACAAAGTCATGCTCCACGCCAGCATCAATTTCTTCAAGCATTCCTGCCTCCCAATATCGCCCTGATCCGTGCCCGTGCGGCATCCGTGATCGGAGCCCTTCGTACAAAATCCCGAATCTCGTTTGAAGTCCAGGTTCTTATTTCAGCCAGCCGGGGTTCCGTTATGGCTATCCTTCGGCGGCTCCCACCGGGTGCCCAGGCACGCATTGCGTCCGCTCCCCTGTTTCCAGTGGAGGTTCTTGTTGTGGCGGTGGGGGTTCTTGGCCGTGACGTTCCCGTTCCCGTCAGGAACCTTTTCTCCGCCGCAACCTGCTGCTGCCTGTTGTACATCTTTGTACGCTGTTCGTTCAAGTGCCCCGCACGCCCTGTGGTCCTGTTTATGTAGTTTTTGGCATCCCCCCACGACGTCTTGCTGTGAATCATTATCAATTCACCAATGTCAATATACGGAGTGGCGGTGCCGCCCTTGGACCTCTTCTTTAGAAGCTGGTTGAAGTCGAAGTCAAGATTTTTGCGATCAGCCCTCAAAACCTTTTCTGCCTGTTCCCTTGTAAGAACAAAACCGGTCTTGGTGAACTGATATGGATATTCTGCCGAGTCTATTTTCCTTTTTAATTCAGCAACTTCTGATGCCGGTGTCCCGAGGGCCCTGGCATATTTGTCGATGCTTCGCTTCCAGGTGTCCTTCCAACTGCCAAGATACCGGTCTTTATTTGCAGGAGGAAAGTCGAAGAAGTGCTTGGTCCAGACCAGGGCACCCTTGTAGCCGTTTCCAAAGCCGCTGTTGGCGCACCCGCCTATTTCTATCAGGGTGTCCTTCTTGGCCGCTGGTGAATAGTTGGCGGTTACCTGCTTGAGGAACCGCTCCACGCCACCATAAAGCCCTGTGGCCATTTTGGGGTATTTGGCAAGGTCGTTGTTTTTGGCCCTGTTCAAAACCTCGTTGTGCCACACTATGGCCCCGTTTGACGACTTGCTCATGTGCCTTGTGGCAGCCGTTATCTTCCGCCCGGAGGACCGCTCCTTGAAGGTGAACCGAAGGCTGATGCTTCTCTGTCCGGCTCCGGCCCCATACCCGATCAGGCCGTCCATCATGGACCGCTCTATCCTGATCTCAACATCGGGGTGTCCCTGAAAGGCCTCCACCATTGAATCAAACTTGAAGTCCTTGCCGAAAAACTTGTCGATGCCCTTCATCAGCTTTACCTGCTCCGCCTCCGACAGGCTGGCCCCGTAATAGGACATCATCTTCCTGGCCGACTCACCATGCTTCTCGACTATCTCGCCATGCTCCCTGCGGAGCCTTTCAGCCTCCTCCCGCTGCCTGCGCTCCTGCTCCTGCTTGGCCCGCTTTAATTTGGCTGTGTCGATGGAAATCCGGCCTCTGGTGGCCTCTGTTCGGGTAAGGAGGGCTTCCGCCTCCTCCGGGAGCGCAGACGCGCCCACGAGGCGATTCATGGCCGTGTTGAAGCCAAGGTTTCCATACCCCCCGGCATCACGGGCTCTGGCGTTTTGCGGGCTTAGTCCACGGTGGGCTGCATCCACCTGATTCAAAGCCTCGTCCAGCGCGGATATGATATCAGACAGGGAATCCTCAACCTCCACCTCCTCCATTATGCTGGCGATGTTCACACCGTCCCGCTGAAGGTTTGTATAGAAGGGTGTGGACCGGTGGCCGTCCAGATACCCGAATATGCTGTCCCGAAGGGCCACCTCGATCTCATGGGTCACCCGTGCCTTCTGGTCATCGGTCAAATCCCTGAGAAACGGATCGTTGGCCCGCTCCGGGTCTATTACGTGTTCAAGCTGCCCCTGCTCAACAATATCGAGAAGGGCATGTCTTCTCAGCCATTCGGTGGCCGCCGGATGCCCTGTCTCATGAAGCTCAGCCAGCCGCCTTATGTTTTCAGCCTTGTGCTCTTCAGCCCCGTCAAGAAGGCGCTTGGAGGACTCGTGGCCCGTTTCCTTCAACTTCTGGAAGGTCTCCACCTGTGCAGGGGTGAGGCGCTTTCCGGGCTCGTCACCCTGATGGTAGATATAGATCCACTTGTCGCCCTTCTTGTACTTCCGCATATACTTGTGGGGACGGGCCTTGAGAATGTCGGTTATGAAGTATTCCGGCTCGGTGATGTAGAGCCCAAAGGATTTCTGGAGTCCCAGAAGCTGCAGCACCACGTTCTTTTTGGAATGAAGATTGTTCAAAACATCCTCCGGCAGTCCGTTTGAAACGTCTATCCACTCCCACTTCTTCACTTCCTCGTCGGGGTCGTATTTCACGGTGGGGGTCTTGTCGCAGTGATATTCAAAGGCATGAATGTCCAGAACCCCCTCGGGCGTCCTGACGGGTTTCATTCCGAGGGGGATAAGCGAGGCAACCTCTATACCAGCCTCTTCCTGAAGCTCCCTGATTCCTGCCTCAAGGGCGTATTCACCTGGTTCGAAGTGTCCGCCGGGGAGCGTGTACTTGTTGGAATCCCTCCTCCGGCCCATCAGAAGCTTGTCGCCGTCGAACACACCCACTGAGGCGACTGCCTTCTCCGATTGCGGTACCGCAACTCTCATCCCAACACCTCTTCGATTTCCTTCTTCAGTCCCCGGATCATCTTCTGAAACTCCCGGTCCCAATAGTCCAGCATCTCGTCCTGTATCTTCAGGATGGCCGGTCGCTTCTTCATCGACTTCTCAAGGCTTATGTCAAACATGCCTCCGGCGATCTTGTGGATCAGTTCCGGCCGCTTGCTCTCAAACTCCTCCTGCGTCGATTTGATAACAACGTCCATTCTAAAGTATAAGCTCCAGTGTCTTGAATTTGGCTTCCATCGACTTGCCGGTTGCGGTGCCCTGAAGCTTTGCCAGTTCGGCCTCAAGCTCCTTGTCGCTCATGTTCTCATAGGAAGGCTCGTCCTCCTCACCCATGGGAGCACCCGGCCCCTGCTCGCCGTCTTCTCCGGGCATTCCACCCTCCTCTTCACCGCCACCCATTGCAAGCGCCTGGAAGGCCTGAACGTATGTGGGGCTCAGAATCATGTCGCCGACCGACTCAACGTCATCGGGCTTCTTTGCGGCAGGAAGGTCATGCTCGGCACGAAGCTCGTCCACCGTCATGAATGTGGCCACCTTCTCCTTGTCCAGTTCCACCTGTTCCTTTTCACTGGATGCGTTAAGGCCGACGAACTCAAACTCGAAATCCGGCGCGAGCCGCCAGATAATGTAGTCGTTTATCATGTTAGCGATGAAGCGAAGAAGCGGGTCAAGACCCTTGTCCTTCGAAAACTTCAAACGCTCGACCTGCTGACCCATTCCGCCCAGGCCGCTGGAGCCGCCCTGCCCCGATGAATTGCGGGCTATGTCGAAGCCTATCTCTATGGGGTCGATCTGATAGACGCCGCATATCGTTTTGACCAGATACTCGGTGTACTTCCCCCACTCCATCTCCTTGTTCGTGGAGTGCATGGACTGCCAGTTCAGCTTGGTGTCCTTGTTGCCCGTGGCTATGATCGGGGTCTTCCATGCGTTTTGAACACCCGTGACCTGCTGATGGTACTGGCGTCTGAATGCCTCAAGCTGATCCGGAGGCACGTTTCCTTCAAATGCCAGAATCCCCTTCTGCGAGCTTCCCTGTGAGAAAAACTTGCGGTTGTAGGTGTCGGCATTCAGGTGTGCGGTAATGGCCGTGAGAAGCATCTCTATCTCGGAGAAGCCGTACCCGTTGGACAGAATGTCCGTTCGCGGGTTTCTCACTCCAAACGCCATCTCCCATTCGTCAAACGTGGCCCTTGGCGTGCCGTTTATAAGCTGGGTGTACCGTGGAACCCGTGTCTGGTTCACATTCGTCTGATCCGGGTTGAGGGGCTGGAGCATCATCGCGGGCATCAGGGCATTCGCATTCTGCGGAGAGAACCCGTAGTTGTTTCCATGCATTCCGCCATAGGTGGCCGCCACATCCCGCCTGTCCGGAAGTATCCTCATGGTGCCCGCGTCCACCGCTATGAACTGTGCGGGCATTCCATTGGCCCTTGGGACCACTTCAAAATTCACCTGATCGAATGTCAGGGAGTCGCGTGTGATCTTCCTGAGAAACATCTCGAAATTATCGCGCTTCTTCGTGTCCGGCGTCTCTTCCATCTGCTCCGGGAAGCCGCAGTTCATAATGAATTTTGCAAGCTCCTCGGCCTTCTTCTTCGCCGCCCCGTTCATTTTCTTCTTCTTGTCCCGCTGGGATATCTTGAAGCCGACCTTGTAGCGGTCGTCCTGTGGTACCGCAAACGCGCCCACCTGGTTGGTTCTGGTCTGGATGATTGCCGAAAGGACCGGGTCCGAGTAGCTGATCTGCCGTGCCTTGGCATAGTCAATAAATGAATACTTCTCCTTGTAGCCGAAAACCGTGAGGTTGTAACTGAACGGATCTATCAGTGAAGCCTTGGGCTCATAGGTACCATTGGAACCCAGAAGCCCAGCCTTTCTCAAGTCCCCGGCGATAGGCACTATCTCCTCGCCGATGAACTCTACAGATTTGGATAGGAAATCCCGTACTGCGCCCATATCATTCCTCTTCGTCTAGCATGCCACCCTTCATCATTTCCATAACGGCCTGGTCCGTTTCAGATGTGGCATGAACCGTTTCATTACCAATATTGATCTTGGCGTCTCCAAACTGGGGCATCCCGGCTCCACCCTTCTCTATGGAGGTTGGATCGTCGACGACGAGCTTGCCCTCTTCATAGAGCTTCTTAATCGTTGCATCGGTCGAGCCCGAAAGCTGCTGATTCCACGCCTTGTGGACGCCTTCAAAGCTGCCCTGGCCACTGCTCTGATTGAATCTGGACTCGCCAAGGTCCACAAAGTTCCCCAGCGCCTTCTGATAGGCAGCGTGCTGGTCTTTTGCAATCTGGACCTGCTGTGGATCCGAATGGTAATTCAGAAGGGCCGCAAACCTGTCAGCCAGTGGATTGCCTCTCGCCTGGCTGAAATCAAAAATGACTCCACCGGGACCGGCCGCCTTTACAAAGGTGCCAAGGTTCGTCTGCGGCTGTGGCCTGGGCTGCTGCCTTTGGGTTACCGGCTGCTGCGACCCGGACTTGGTGATCTGGTCGGCCAGATCCTGAAGCACGTCCGACATGATACCTCCTACCAGGTGTAGTGCATGAATGTCTGCTCCTGCGTGTGCAGGGGCCTGTTTGGATCAACCTTGTTCGGCGATTGATTGTGGGATTCGTCGTGGATGCTCACCTTGTCGATTGTAGTGAGATACTCGACCACCTGGCGGTCTGCGTCCGAATGAAACTGCTCGCCATGGGTGTTTTTCAGATTCTCGGAGCCAAAGGACTTGCTCACACCTGCCAAATCGCCATGCTTTACAGTCACCGTAGAATGCTCCGTACCCATCCCCACCCTTTTGCCTTCTCCGCCATCCATCATAACCGTTACATCGTCACCCGACACAGAAGACACCGTCCCCTGCTTGCCGACATGCGGACAGTTGCCATGCTTCCTGTTGTGAGGCGAATCAGTCACCTTGACCTTGTGGCCGATCTTATGTCTGCCGCTTCCCGGACCACCCTTCTGTAAATCGTTGTCCTCGCCCGTGTCGGAGGCCATTTTTCTGCCCGATGCAGCTGCCGCCTGAAATGCAGCGTCCCCGTACTTCTTTCTGCCTACCGCTGCCGCGACCGCCTTCGGGTCTTCGACCTTTCCTTCCAGCTTTCCGGCCAGCTTCTCAAAGCCCATGTAAGCCTTGTGCAGGTCGCCTTCCGCGTATGCTGCGTCACAGTCCTTGAATATGTCAACGACCTCTTCACTCAGGGATTTCTCAGCCTCCGGCTCTTCCTTCTTCTTTTTCTTTTCAGGATACATTTTCTCCTTGCAACCCTTTTTGAAATCGTCCTGCGTGTAAAGAAGGTCGCGGGAGGAACGGCTCTGTCCCGGTATGCCCTTCTTTATGGTTTCGGCTGTTGTAGTGTCTTCGCCAACACTCTTGATAAGATTCTGTGGCATCTCGGTTCTAAACATTGCTTCCCCCTTATTGGATTTGCTTGTCTCTTCCAAATGTTTTGGATGAACTGTGAATTCGTCACCATGCTCGTAGTTCTCATGTTTGCCGCCGACCAGGCGAACCCACATTTGCTCCCGCTGCTTTGGGTCGGTAAAGCCACGAGCCTGCTCCACCACCTTTACCTTTGCGTCCTTGTATTTGTATATGCCACCACGCCTCTTTCTCGGTTTCTTGTCGGGACCACGACCCTTCCTCAAATCGTCTGCAAGGTCGCCTAGAACCGACTTGCTTCTGGCTTCTTCGTTCTTGACCTCGTCTTCGGCTTCCTGCTCTGGTGTCTTTTCCTGGGCCTCTGAGGGCTCTCGCGCCTCTTCAGGATGAAAGCCGCCCTCGTCGTCGGACTTCCTTATGCCACTCCCAGGTCCACCCTTGATTAAATCATCCAATGCGCCGTCTACAGATTTCACTGAAGCACCTCCTGGTTTGGAAGCTCCACGCTCCCGGTCCTTGTCCCAAATGTTTCTTATCTCATCATGGGAATATCCCTTGTTGCGGAGGTTGCTGAAATCCTCCTTGTCGAATCTGGGATGGCCCTTAAGCTCATAGTCGTCCATCAGGTGGGGATAATGCTTCTCATCCATCATCCCCCTCTCCGGCCCGGTGGACTTTGTATCGTGAGCCTTGTCCCAGTTGATCTTTGCCTTGGTCTTCCACTCCTCGTCGTGGTCGGCATATTCCTTCTTGAACCGCTTTATGCTGCTGTCAACGTGCTGCTCCTGACCATTGTGAAGGGAATCCATCGCATGGCGGCCCATCTTGGAATCGTAAAAGGCCACCTTCTGATGATCCTCCACACCGTGCTCATGGAGCTTGTCGATCAGCTTCTTGTCGTTTGGCGTTACCTTTGAAGTCCCCCTGGCTTCACCGCGTGCAGCATGGTTATAAGCTCCGTGGGAACCCTCCATGCCGTGAGCCGCATTCAGCACCTTCTGGTGACTCTCATACCGGATCTTGCCGGTCTTGGTTCTCACAACCTTGCCACCCCTGGAGCCGGGTCCGGTTGGTCCGGCCTTTATCAGATCATCGAGGGCCGAATCGACGGACTTGCCAAGCAACCTTTTCTCATCAGCATCAGCAAACGGATGCTCACCTCTCCGCATTCTTTTTACTGCGTCATCATAATGCTCACGAAGCTTGCCACCACCCATATTCATAGCCTGAACATCATGGTGACTATGATCTACAGCATACTTTTGTTTTTTTTCAGGATCTTTTGCCTCCAAATGCTTCTTCCAGTAATGAGCAGCAGCGTCGTGATGGTCTTCCTTTGTCCAACCTGCGGTTGCCTGGGCACTTGTTGAACCACCATCCCTATGCACCTTCCCCCGCTGACGGCTCATACCAACCTTTATTTCCTTGCCAGACCGGGTCGCGCCAAGAACGCCAGAACCCTTTTGATACATTGGCGCACCAGACTCATAATGTCCTATTACCACTCCGCCTCTTGAGCCTTCGCCTCCAGCCTTCATCAAATCGTCGAGAGCACCATCAACGGACTTGTATTTCGACGGCCTCACCTGGGCATGACGCTTCAGGATATCCCCAACCTTCTTATCGTCGTGCACCTTGGCCGAACCCTTCAATTCACCGTCATGGAACTCAAGGGTTTCGTTCTCATCCGGGAAATGTACGTCATGGCTGAACTGTCCGGTTCCCACGACCACTCCAACACCCTTTGCTCCATGGGGGGATGTTCCGCTATCCTTCACCTGATGGCCGATCTTGAACCTTCTCTTGCGGGGTTTTCTGTCCGGCCCGCGACCCTTGATCACCTCGTCCAGTGCGCCATCAACGGTACCCATTATTTCCTCCTCCGATTTCTTGATAACGATGTTTATTGAAAACATCCCCTTCTCATGGTCCTCTGCGTAAACCTCAACCTTCCTGCCAAAGCCCTTCTCACGAAGCCATCTCTTTGCTCTTTTTTCGACGTCCCTGCGACCTACAAACTCAGGCCAGTCATCATCTTCCTCGCCATCGCGCATGCGAAACAGCGTGCCATTCTTCGGAGCATCATAATCCATGGTTACAACCGCATCCGCGCCGTCCCCATAGTATCCCTTTCCATTATAATCCGCCTCGGGCAGACCGCGAATCCAGCCAGCCTCATGCAGCTTCTTCAGGTCATCCTGCTGCCTCTTGGACAGCTTGATCCCGGTGGAGACTATTTCATAATTCTTGTCATGGGCCAGAAACATTCGGTCTTCATTGCGCTGGCGGACTATGAAGCCTTCCGCCGAATCCTTTACAACGTGGAAGACCTCATGAACAGGAGACATCGCTTCCTTCTGCCGCTTGCCTATGGCAACAACCCTGAAATGCTTGCCCTCACTGTTTTTAACAACTGCCCCAAACCAGCCCTCACGCCTTAGTTTGGAAGCCCACCGCTTCCTGCTTCTAATTGGATTGCTCGTGGTACCGCTTGGAGCGGTCCCGGTCTTGATTCCATCCATCAAGGCCTTTGATGTCTCATGCCCCATCTCGGCCAGCTTCTTTATCTTTTTGAAATGCTCGTCGGACAAGGATTTCTTGCGGCCACCTTCATGATAGGTATAAACCCACTTGTTCCCACGCCTGACCCGCTTGATGTACTTGTGGGGCCGCGACTTGGCCAGATCCATCACGTGCTTCATTTCTTCTCCTTCGGCTTCTTGTCATCCCCGCCGTCGTCGGAGCCGGGTTTCAGAACCTTATCTTCAGGCTTAGAACCACCGCCTTCATTTTTCTGGCCGGTACCAGCATCAGACTCGCGCCCTTCTTCGGGGCCGACATCACTGCCCGGAGCATCCGCTGAACCATCTTCCTTAGTTTGTGCAAGCGCATTCTCCCGCCTTTCCAGATCCGCCTCGCGGGCCTCCAGTCCACGCGCCTGAACCTCAGTCTCACGCTGCTGGATCTCACGGGCCTTCTCATTGGCCGCCCTTGCCCGGTCATCGAAGCTGGGCTCCTGTGCAAGACCGTTCTTGCGGTCCTTCAGGGTATCCTGCACCTTCTGCCTTCTGGCGGTGTGATGCTGCTCAATCGGGTGATCGGAGGCCTTGCCCTCATGAACCAGACGCCAGTCGCCCGGTCCCTTCTTCTCATACTTGTGGCCCTTGTAGTCGTGGATGGTGCCGTTCGGTACCGTGCCCACCTTCCTGGCCTTCTCAACCGTTTCGGCTATTACCGACTTCATGACGCCGGAAAGGTACTGGCGCACCTCGCGGTAGCCGTCATGCACAAACTGGCACTCTTCCGAGGATGAAGTCTTCCTGCTTCCAATGCCCTGCTCCCGCCAGTGTTCCGGGTCGTGGGGCATCCAGCCAAAGGAGGTGTGACGGTAGGGTGAATAAAAACCCGAATCAGGGCCAACGGTTATCGGATGGTGTGGATGGTCGGACAGCGCCTTCCGAAGCTCGGTGCGCCTGTCCCTTATCCTTTGCCGGTCGCGCTCTTCGGCTGCGCGACCCTTCTCTATAGTCTCATCAAGGAGTTCAGAGAATTCCCGCATGTCCTTCATTACCAGTACCCCTATATCATGCACCGCCAATAGCCCATGTGAGTCGCATGTCGTCCGTGCCGGATGGGTTGGTCACCTTCAGCGAGGTGAAGTCCACCCACATCTCGTTCACCTTGTCAGCCGCCATGACCAGGTCGGCCCCATTGTTTATTTTAATCCGAAAAGGCTGATCGCAGAAGAAGTAAAACCATTTTCCCTGGGCGACCTTCCCGAGGGGAATGTTGAAGTCGGTCACATTCTTCTCTATGACCTGCGTATGGCCGCCGCCTTCCTGAATGATTGTCGTCTCGGCGGTCTCATGCTCACGGTCCTCGAACCTGATCTGCTTGGGGGTCGTTGCATCGTCTTCTGATAATGTTATGCTTCCTTTCCGATAAAAGCGCATGCCCTGTTCTCCTATTCAAAACGGAACTTAATACTCTGACATTTCTTGCCTGTAGTCCATCGTTCGTTTCTGCGATCTCAAAGCCCACCCGGTCCCCAGGGTGCAGATCCCTGCGTCCCGTGCTCTGTCCAGCGATATGTGAAAAGTGAACAAAGACATCTTTCTGCCCACCTGAAACCGAAATGAAACCCCAACCCTTGTTAAGGTCAAAGAAGTCCACGACCCCGGAATGCATCTCAACTCCAATCTACTTGATTTCTTCCAAACCTTCCAGAAAAGTTGAACCAGCCTCCATGAATTCATCCCGCTGGCTCGTGAGAAAGTCGTCTATATCCTTTTGCGAAAGCACGTTGTCTATCTGGTATGCCGCGCACAGTGTGAAGAGCTCTCGGAGAGCCGACGAATCGATGAAGGACAGCTTCTCCTGAATCCTGTAGTCGATGTTGTCCTTCACATACCGCATCAGCTTCGCAGCATGGTCCTGAAGGCCCTGCAGGGCAATGGCTTTGGACGCTTCGTTGGTAAGTCTGGTTGGTGTTGCCAAGGGCTCCTCTTTTGCTTCATAGGTCGCATCAGCCATGCTTGGAAGGCCTCCCATGTGGCCAAGGGTGGTTTTGGCTCTCGGATGCGTGACAACCATGTCCCCCATAACCTTCATCCCCGCCATCTGATCACCCAAAACTGAAACTGAAGCCCGACGACTGGCAGGCCTCGTATGCGATCCACAGTGCCATGACACAATCGTCATGCGAGCCCACACCCTGCAGCTTTCCATTCTGCCATGTGAAGCACTTTAGCTCGTTGATCAGAATATCCATCAGCCTTCTATCCCTTTCGGTCTTTCTGGGGATGATCCACTTCCGGTTCTCAAACCGCACCTGGAGGCTGGGAATGCCCTTCTCAAGCGAATTCTTGTTGCGGGCGGTGGTTGTGTACCCCTCGACCGGAAGGTCCGTGTTGGCCACAAGCTCGTCCCTGAACACCTTTTGAAACTGGTTGTCCTCGATGTAGATCCGGGTCGGCCTGTAGTTGTGGTAAACATCCTCTATCTCGTGAAGCTGCTCGGTCATGGATCTGCCCTTGAAGCGCCTCATGTCCAATATACGGATATTCTTGTACTGATCGACGCCAACCGTCATTATCACGGTATAGTCCGCACCCACAGCCGCCGACAGGGCAAGGTCGACCCCGGTGTAGACGGTGTATTCATTGTGCATGGAATCGGTCATGTCGGTAACCAGCGACAACTCGGTGTCGTAGTTCTCCTTCAGGATTCTCTCCGGAAACAGCGAAGAGCCCTCGGACACAGGCTGGACAAGGTATTCCCGTGCGAAGCGTATGGAGCCAACCTCCACCTCCCTCTTTCTCAACATCTCCAGCGAATAACGGGTCGGCCACAGGGCCTTGCCGTCCTCCTTTATGGCCGGATGCCTAGAGCAGTAGTATTCGGGGTTGATCCAGATATCACCGTAAAGGTCCGATGCGTGGAAGGGTGTCCCGACGACGATTAGCTGGCCGCCGGGGATTACCATCGGGGTTATGGCTGAATAGAAATAGTCTATTGATTTCATCCGGGTGACTTCGGAATAGATGTTCTCGTCGGACAGAACGTCGTCGCAAACCATCCATACCGGGTGACCACCCCTTACAGCCGCTCCCCAGCCCCTGGCCCTCACAACCGCACCGTTGGAGCACCTGATCTCCGTTTTCGACCAGCTATCACGCTTTGCCGGAAGCAGAAAGCGAAGCTTCGGGTTTGACTCTATTTCAATCTTCACAAGGTCCAGAAATTCGATAGCCTTCTTCTCCGACGAGGAGAAGATGTAGCCCAGGGAGCTTCTGGGCAGCGACTTGAAGTCTTCGGACGGCAGCGGGGGAATCCAGTTGTAGTAAAGCCGCCAGATCACATAGGCGAATGAAAAGAAGAAGCTCTTGCCCGAATCGCGTGAGCTTAGAATGTTGATCTTGTTGTTTTCGGATACCGCCTTGGCCCACGACTGATGGTGCTCGACGATTTCCATGTTGAGGATTTTTTCTGCAAAGTAGGCGAGGTCATGCTTCTTGAAAAGGTCGTCAAGCTGCGACTCGGTCAATTTCAGTTTCAATCCGGGTATGGGCATGTGAATTCCAGTTTACGCTTTTTCTTCAAACAGAAGTTTGAACTTCCCTGCCTCCACCGCCTTCCTGAAGTCGTCAGGGGTTATGGTAAGCTCCCCATACCTGTCGCGCAGATTCAGGTAATCGGGCCTTATGTCGTTTATACAGTGAAGACCAAGCTCGGAGCAATACATGTCCTCCTTGGTGCTGGAGAATTCCCAGTCATAGCCAATACCCTCGGCCTCATAGTAACAGGCCCTCTTCCAGACCCTCTCGCGGTCTTCCCATCCCCACGGGAGCCTCAAACCGGCTATGGCGCTGATCCCCACGAAGAGCTCTTTGATGTTGGCGGTATGGACACCGGGCAGACCCGTGGAATGGACTATGGTCGAAACCATGCTCTCCCTGTATTGCGGGCCAATTGGCATGAGCTTCTGTGAGCCGCGTATGGCGAGGTGTGTATAGTCGGAAGCCTGAAGCGCGGTCGTACCTTCAAACTCGGCCCGGACCAGAATAATGTCACCGGGTACGGTGTAGCATTCGGCTATCTCATGGGCATTGCCGTCCAGAAGGTGGCCCTTGATTCCCACCCTGTTTATTATCGAAAGCATGTCCCTGCCGGTGCTTGACCGGAGGATCCAGTAGAGAAGTCTTCCACCGAGTCGGGATATCATTCCCCAGCCTCCTGCTTGTAGGGGCATTCAGCGTCGGTGCAATCCTTGGGCTTGCACTCCTTCGGCGTCTTGCCACACTTTTTGCACTTCAACTCTTCGGTTTTTGTTCCCCTTGGTGGCAGTTGTACCACTTCGGCCTCCTTTATGATTTTCAACGGATGGTTCAAGTCGTCTTCTTCCTGTACATCATGAGCGTGCCATTGCCCGACCAGGCATGGTCGGTACCGGCTGTCCTGGCCTCGATCTTCATTCTCATGTGGTGGCCAAGGCGGGCTATGTCGTTTGTCATGCAGTCCTTCCGGCCCGATCCCAGAAGCTGTCTCCGCTGCATGAAGCAGTGGAGCTTCACCTCGAGTCCAAACATGTTGTATTCGCCGGTCCCGTATGGGTTGGCCACAATGTTCTCAAACTGCTTGGTGGTCGTATTCCAGTCCGCGTCCCAGTAGCCCGCTGCAAGGTTTCCGTATTCATTCGGGACATTCTGCACCAGCACCATGTCCTCGTTTGCAACGGATATCGTCCCGTCCCCGGCTGCCGGGATAATGAGGTATCCGCCGTATAGGTCGAAGTTGGTGTTTGTGTCCGCCGAATAGCTGGTTGTCTTCGGTACTATGCTGAAGGAAAGGTTGTCGCCAAGCTGCGCGTCCTTCCACATTATATCGCCCTGCCTGACATGGGTTTCATTGTTTATGGTGTTGAAATCCAGATAAACCACTTCAGGATTGTTCCCCTCCGACGCGGGATGGTCCCACTTCAGGTCAATGGTGTTTTCATCTGATCCACCAACCGCATGCGGGTCAGTGTGGTCATCGTCGCGTGAGGTGAAGTAGGTGTAGGTTCCAAGCGGTCGGCAGGTGTCGTGAACGTAATGCTTGCCGTCCGTGGTTTCGGCCTCTCCACCCGCCATGTTGACCACGACCGGCTGACGTGGACCGGATGTGGTTATGGAGTGTCCGGAATTGTCGGGACAGACGGTTGGGACGGTTGGGCTCCAGACATACTTGTAAGCCTCTTCAGTCTCACACCAGACGCGGTACTTGTAAACTATCATCCCGTTCTCCTACAGGGCATAGACGACATTCGTCACATAAACATACTTGCCGGATGTTCCGGACTTTGCCTGAACCTCGAAATAGGCCTCTTCGTCGGGCAGGTTGTCTATCGCTCCCAGATCGATCATCCCGTATTCATTCAGGCTTACATCCGTCTTCTCACAGATCACCTCGCCATTGTCCACATCGAATATTCTAATGGACGCATTAGCGGCCCCTTCCTGAATCATCGCCCGCATGCGGAATGAAACAGGGATGGCCTCTTCGGTCTTTCCAGGGTAGGGGAATCCGTCAAGCGCCTCGTACTCTGTGCTGTTGGTGCGCTTCTCCCCGGATGAAACGTAATTGTATTTAGAATACTTGTGCATTACGCCCCTCCCAGCTTCAATTCATAAAATATGTGCTTCATGCCCGTCTGGTTCACCTCCAGAATAAGCCCCTCGTGTTCGGACCCAAGTACATCGATATCATAATCAAGCCGCTTGTGGCCTCCGGGCTTGTCCTTGTCCGCCCTGAGAACCGCATCGTTAAAGGCATAAGTATTCTGGTCTATCAGGGTCAGGGAGCCGTCATTGTTCAGCTTGGAAAGCTTTACATCAATCTCCCAGTTCTGCGAATCCGGCTGAAACTCCAGCCTCATTCCAAATACATTGAAATCGGTGTTTCCCTGATCCCAATAGCTTGTCCGGTAAATGTTGGCCTCAAACTCCTTGGACGCTTCAACAATGCTCAACTCCGGCTCGTCGATCCATGTCTTGCTGGTCTGGTAATAACCGTTTGCAGTAACGGAAATGTCTTCGGTGTCGCCAGCCGTTGTGTTGCCCGTTGTTTCGTCGACGCTCATTCCGGTAACCCTGACCGTAAACGGAAGGCCGTTGGCCCCGCCCACATCCATTACCAGATGGCTGTGATAAAACTTTTCAACAGAGGTGTAGGGTACAGCACTGGTGACCGCCTGTGCCGTGTCGGTTTCAAGATACCAGCCAAGCCACCACAGCACACCGTTGATGTGGGGGGACTGGCTGAAAACGACCCTCGATGGAAAGTCACCCCACTCATGCGAGTGTCCCAGATCCTTGAAGGTGACGGAACGGTCGTCCTGCTTCCCCGGCCCCAGGTTCTCATTGTCAATGTCCACTATGTCCGCATCATATTCGGCGTTGGGCTCTATGGTTCCACCGCTGGTCTTTTTCCAGTTCAAATCACCCGCGAGTATGGCCGCCGTGAGGGAGCCCGCGTCCCGCAGATCGTCTGGAGAAAACTTGCCACTCAGATCGTAATCGGTGATCGGATGGACAAGCGTAATCCCAAGCTCCTGGATGTCCACATTCGACCCGGTAGTGTCAACGAAAAGACCCATTACTTTCCAAGCCTCTTTCTAACGAGTTCAAGAAGGGCAAACAGCCTCTTCTCCATGTATTCCAGCTCCTCCCGTGAAGCCTTCTTTATGCGCTCCTGAAGACGGTCAAACATGATTTCCAGCGCTCCCATCATTTCCTCTTCCGCACCGCCTTCTTCTTTTTCTTCTTCGCCACCGTAACCTTTGTGGAGGCCTTCGATTTGGACCTGCCGGTCAGGATTGCGTTCTGTTCCGAAAGGGTCGCATTCTCCAGCTTCAGTCCTTCGATTTCCTGCGCCCTCTCCTTCAGCAGCTTCTCGGTCTTCTCGTGCTCCTGCTTCAGGGCCAGCATCTCCGCGTGAACCTTGCCCGCCAGTATCTTCGCACTCGCTATGCGCTGAACCGCACCCTCATACTTCGTCTTCCAGTAGATTGTCCACTCTGTCCTCGTGAGCTTCAGTGCCGTGTCCACCGTGATGTCTGTGACCGGCTGATCAGTATTTGCTACCGCTTCCATTCCAATAACCTCCAGTACGATTGGTGAGCCAGTTATTTCAGAACGCTGGCTCGAAACGTCCGACAGTATTCTCCCACCCGGTTATACGAAATCAATACCTGTAGGCCCATTCCGTTTGAAGGATCGGGGTGTCTATGTTTGCACCGGCTTCAAGGTAGAACTGGACATAATCACCCTTGTTCACATCCAGGTTGAGCGTGTTGTCTTCATTGCCTGTGGCCGCCGTTACCGCAAGTGTGGCAAGGTTTGTGGCCACACCGTTCTTCCTTATCCGGAAGTTGCAGGTTCCCGAAGCGCCTAGCTGGGCAGAGGCCGCAACCAGGGTGGCATCCCTCTTCATCCGTATGCCGGACTGCATGAGGTTGACCCGACTTGACCACAGATACTCGTTTTTGTTTGTGGCGGTGTTTCTGCCGGTTACCACGATGTGCTCGCGCTGTGTGGACAGCCACTTGTTTCTGGAGTTGGACTTGTCGTAAACGGCTATGATGCCGTCCTCCATCATGGCTACAGGAATCTGCCCTGCAGCGCCCAGGTTGGAGCTTGGAGGGGATGTGGGGTCTTTCTCAACCAGCCAGAAGTTTGGCTCGGTGTCGTCATCGCCGCCGAAGTTCCAAACGCCCGACACAGTCTCATCCACTTCAAGAAGGGCTATGGTGTAGTCGGCACCTTCAAGACCGGCCATCCAGCGGTCGGCTGTTTCATTCCATCTGAGGTTCGCGTCCGCACCCGTCGTACCCCGCTCCACCTGAAGGGAAGCGTCAGCGCCCGTCGTCGCACCTTCACGAAGGATGATGTTGGCGTTTGTGACGTTGACCTCGTTTACAGTGGTATCCGTGATGGTCCCGACAAACGTAATGTTTCCATCCACATACAGGTCGCTCAAAACGCGTACGTCGACCTGTGGGTTTGTAGCGTCAGCCAGGGCCCCCAAAAGAAGCTCATCGGCAGATACATCGGCCCGGAGGAAGTCCTGAACGTTCGATCCGTCGTTTCGGGTAATGGATACATCGTTTGCATCGTTGGATCTGAATTCCAGATCCTTCGTGGTCCCGTCGACATTCAGTATGCCGTCCGAATCGTTGTCGTAGACATCGTCCAGATCAGGGGCTACAGCGTTTATGGCCGCACACAGGTCGTCGGCATAACCCTGCATGGTTGAGGCACTTGAAATGGGACAGCCTGAAGTGTTGGCACCAATGAGCCCTGCGCCACCCGCACCTGAAAGCTCCGTTTCGGTGTAGTAGCGCCCGTCATGAATATGGAGGGGATTGCCTGAAGGACCGCTCGCATTCACCTCGGAGCCGTCAACCAGATCCTCGTTGTTGTTTTCATTGGTAATCTCATAGACGTTCAGGAAGGCGGCAAGACAGTCGCGGTTTGTATAGTCCCCCGCAGCAACGGACTGATAGCCTGTGCCGTAATCGATCTCAACCGTAAGGTCTCCGCCGATTATCGCAGCCTCCATATCCGCCGACCGGACAAGCTCCTGCGCCGTGAACTGATCGGAAAGAACCACAGCCGCCGCAGCCTGGGCTATGGTGATGCCCAGATCATTCAATGCAACCGGTCCCACGTTCGGTTCTGTTACCCTGAAAAAGCCCATGATACCCTCCTGATCAAAGCTTCCGCCACGCAAGCTCCACGGCTGCCAGCGGATGTTGTATTCCCGTGCCTATGCCCATTACCTGAAGTATATCACCTTCGTCCATGTCGATGTCCATGTTGGAGTCATCGGCGGACCCTCCAGTGACATTCAGGGATGCGACCGTCACGGCCGCCCCGTTCTTTCTTATCTCCAGAATCCAGTCTCCAGTCGACCGCGACTGACCCGACAAGCCGGTTATGGTGCAGGGCCTTAGAAGCCGCACACCCTGTCTGCCAGCCGTTGGAACGTCCTCGATGGACAGATACCGGTCCTTTACACCCAAACCGAAGTCGCCTGCCGTGATGATTGGCCGTGCAAGGCTCAGGATCTTCCCACGGTTGGGATCGGGAATCATCGGGACGCCGTCGACAAACTCAATGTTGGTCCCCGCAGACCCAAGGGCATTGCATATCAGTTCGGCTATTATGTGGGTGTACTCGTGAGGCTTGTCTATCCGGTCGACCAGAACCTCAAAGAGTTCGTCACATGTAACATCGGCGAAGGGCGGAGGCCCGTTTGGAGAGCGATAGTCAGGCATCTGTTAGTCGCTTTTCTTTCTGTTTTTAATCAGTTCGAGTTTCAGCCGCAGCAGATCGTGTGGGTTGATGTTGTGAACCTTCTTGTCGATGTAGACCTGCCCGTTCTCCATTATTTCCATTTCATGCATGGTTCTATCGAGGTTGCGGATGATCGGGGTGTTTCCAAGCAGCAGCATGGAGCCGAAGAACCTGTGAACAAAAGGCATGTCCTTCACCTTCTCCTCAAGCTCCTTGTCCTCCTCGCGTGTGTTCCCCGGCTGGAGAGGCTTCCCCTCGTCCACATTGAACAGCCCGTCCACATGGTCCATCTCCCTGTAGCCCTTCGGCAGCGGCCTGTCACCCGGCTGAAGGCTGGCCCTCTTTGTGGGATCGGCTGTCTTCATGGCCTCGCGCCACTTGGACTCCTCAACCGAAAGGACCGTCTGAAACTTCGGATTGATGATCTGAACATATCTGCCTATCTTGATCAGAAAATGAAACCAGAAGATTGAAAGGAAGCCGGGATGCTTTTTGGACCACGGCCAGCATGGACGCAGCGTGATCTTGAAGGCGAATACAAAATTCATTAGGAATACCCCTTTATGCCAGTTCGACTGAAATCTGATCACCGACGCCCCGCCGGAATATCAAATATGTTCTGTTGTTGTCGTCCGTGTCAATCCATATCGCCATGCGGTTTGCAGCCCCAAGCACGGGCTCGCTGTTCTGTGAATAGACCTTTATGGACATCTCGCCCGGTGTGTCGATGTTTCCACTGGCGTCTATTGTGGCCGGTGAGAAGACCTGTCCGTTGGCCGTGGCGTTTACGGCCAGAATCTTCTTCTGTTGTCCCGTGTAGTCGGCTGGTGTGTCGGTGAGGTCCAGATACTTCGTGACCACGGTACCGCCGGTCCCCAGAAGCGACCAGTCCTTGCGGCCCGTGCCGGTCTTCTGCCAGTGCTGTCCATTTGCCGCTATCTGCAGCAAACAGCCCCGTGGTGCGTTGTAACCGTCCACAGAGGGGTCGAAGTCCTCCTCGACCCGAAAATGGCTGAGTCTTTCCAAAATCAGCCCGAACAGGGCAATGGGATTGTCCTGGTATTCACCTACATCGATGGTTTCCAAAGAGGGGCCGGGTTCTACTGTAGGACTCATTTCAGGAGGCTCCCAAGGTTGGTTCAATTACAGTATATTTGTCGAAAGGCGTTCGCACAAGATTAAGTTGGGTTTTCGGCTTCCCTGTCCTTCCGCCTCCTGCCGGTTGCGGCACCGCAACTGCCGAGACGGGCCTTTATGATCTGGACATATTCAGCCTCGCGCTCTATGCCTATGGCATTCAGTCCAAGCTCGCGGGCCGCCAGAAGCGTGGTTCCCGATCCGGCAAACGGGTCAAACACTGTCCCGCCGTGTGGGGTGATCATCTTTATCAGATACTTCATCAGGGCTATCGGCTTCACGGTGGGATGTGTATTTCTACTCATTGTAACATGTCCCGTGAGCGAGCCGTCCTGGTTGAACTCATACCCTCCAGCCACCTTCTCATCCAGCGCTTCACAGCCAGCATTGCGCTCGGCCACCGATGGCTTGGCGCAGTAAAAGAACCTGCTCGCCCCACCGGAATCGTTATGATCGTGACCGGCCCTTATCGCCTTGCCACCCTTCTGGGTTATCGCCCAGGTGCTTCTCTTTGTTACAATGCCTCCACCCTTCATGGGTGTGGATGTGGACGTTCCGCTCTGCTCGTCCATTATTCGAACCGGGCATTCGGGATGACAGCACCAGTCCTCAACGGTTTCAAAGCCGTTCTCGTCGGCATGACCCGACCTGTACCCAAGCTCACCCTTGCCCTTCAGAAGTCCGGAATCAGCTACCGGCTTTTTGCCCTTTACCTCATCGCAGCCCTTCGTGCCCCTCACCTCCTTCAATCCGACCTGGTAGCATTCGGGATGATGCGAGAGAACAAGATTGGCTGGCCAGCGCCCCTTCGGTTCCTGTCGTCCGGGGTGTGGCCTGAACCTTTGGAATATGCCGGTGCCGCCACGCTTGTCGCCTCCACCCTTTCCTCTCTTGGGCGGGGTGTTTGGAAGGGGAGTGCCTATGCGGCAGCCGTCTATGTTCAGCGCCCCGGTACCCCATTTCAGCACGTTGTCCACTATGGACCCGCTCAAGGGTTTCCTTACAAGGATCCAGTTTTCACTGGAGGGCTTCAGCCCACTCCCCCAGCCGTCCCAGCGTGCAGCCTGTCGTGTTACCGGCCTGGTTATATTCACATAGGTCTGCCCGTTCTCATCGCCCGGACTTGTGTTCATGGGAATATTGGCTGACGAGTCCTTCTTGTTTGCCGGACGCTTCGTGCCCTTTCTGGTTGCGACCACTTCGGGCTCTACCCCGAAATGCTTGTCTATGGCCTTTGCCATGTTCTGGGACTTTGGGAATCCACTGCCAAAGAGATGGTTGACAACATCCCTTATTTCAAAACCAGCGTTCTCAAGCGCGGTGGCCGTCCAGTGTGAAGTCCGTGGAAGCGCCCATACAAGCCCGTGGGCTCCGGGCTTGAGCACCCGGTGGATCTCCATGAACAGCGTTTCCATCCACTTGATCCATTTGTGGGCTCCACCCAGATCCGAATCCCAATCCTTTCCAATAATGGAAATCCCTGCCGGAGGATCACAGATCAGCGCGTCCAGCGAGTTGGGCTTCAATATTCTGGTCTGTTCAAAACAGTCACCGTGGAGGATTTCCTGGATGCTTGGTGTTATCTTTCTTGTCTTCGTCTTCCACTTCTTCGTCTTTTTCATAAAAGCCCTCAATAAACAATGTGACCAATATCACAAGTGAACCCAATATGATCCCCTTGAAATCATTGCGAATAATAGCAACAACGATCAGGGCCGACATGAAGCCTTGCAGAAACCTCGTCATCCCTCTTTATCTCCTATCGGTATTAGCTGCCAGTCGCCCGGATGACGGTGCCAGGTCATTTTGTAGCGCTGTCCCACCTGTGCACCTTTTGGAGCCTGTATCCTTTTCGTCTCACCGTCCCGGCTGTATTCGATGAAGAGCCGTTGATGAAGTGGAAGTTGGTGGGAGCCGATCAGAACGACTATCCCCGTGTAGGTGGGAGGGACATGCGTCATCAGTCCAGTTCCTCTCTGGCAAGCGTTTTGACAAAGGAGTAAACGCCAAGGAGAAAAGCCACCACAACCGCCACAACGACGACCACCGCTATTATCTGGATCAGATTCACTTGTTGAGTTCCTTTATAAGCTCGTCGGCCTTCTTCACAGCCGTTTCACAGGAAGCGGTCGGACCCTGAAATCTTACAAGGGCCGAAAGGATCTGAATAGCAAAATCCTCACGTTTCGTCTTCCCTACTATTGTGTGGAATACGGGCTGGTGCCCGCGTGTCACTACCTTCTGCTCCTTCATGTCTGCCTCCGATTGTGATCCGGGCTCCCCGCTGATCAGGCGGGGTATTACTCAGCAGAGCGGCCCGGTATCTGTTTCCTTAGAAATTTGTTCATCCTGTCCACACAGCGGGGACAGAACGTATGTGTCCGCAGCGTCTTCCACTTGAAGTCGTTGAAGGACTTGGTGTTGCGGAACCTGTGCTCACCGGCACGATAGCAACCGGTCGTGGAGCACTTGTTTGTGGGGTGGATCTTTCCTTCATATCTCCATACTCCGGGCTGGATTCCTTCAGGCTGTAGTCCTTTTCCGGGGCCTGTCATTCTTCCCACCACCATACGCGGCCTGTCAGCATGTTCTTCTTGTACACGGCATCACCTGCCGACCCTGGGGTCTTGAAGACAAACCGCATGGTCACGAATACCACATAGGGCGCTCCCCACAGCCAGCAGGTAAGCAGCACGATCCAGTTTGCAGTAAATCTAATCGTTTGCACCGCGACCCTCCTTGAATCCCTTTTCCATTTCTGCCGTTGCCTGTCCCACGCAATGCGCCAGGCCCTTGGGACAGGCCCTTTCAATCATGTTTGCCAGCGTCCAGGATACCGTACCCACCGCAACCGCGAGTATCAGAATGAATATGATCGCCAGCTTGTCGGTTCTGTCCAGCATTATGAAATCTTCGCCCCCCTTATTGTTTCAACAAGCCTGTTTATCCTGTCCTGCTGATCATCTATCCGCTTGTTTATGGCATCAAGGCTCTTGCGGGTGTCCACCTCCATCACCTTTTCAACAACCATCATTTCGTCGATGTCGCGGCCTATCAGCAGAAACCGCACCTCCGTCTGATCACTAAACACCTTAAGGTGCTCCAGCATGGTCTCGCATGGTTCTCCCGCGTGCTTCAGCACCACGATGTCACCCGGCTTCACGGCCTCCAGCCTGATGTCCATTTTCCTTAATTTCTCAATGGCTTCATTTTCCGTCACCGCACACCTCCTTTGGGTCAGGATTCTTTCCGGCCTCCTCTATCCTCGCATCGGCGGCCTTGAGGGCCGACTCAGTGTCAAGGTGAACACCGGGCTTCAGGGTTAATACAATTCTATGGGTGTCCTTGAACTTGCCGTCCGTCTCACATTTCTCTACCGCCACGTTCAGAAGGGTTTTCAGATTTTCATATTCCTTCGCCTTGGCTATCAGGATTCTCAAGCTCTTCGCCCACTTGTCCATCTTGTCCGCTTCAGTCGATAAGAAGTCTTCAAACATTATTCAACTACCTCCAGTGGCTTGATGTCGGGGTCCACGTTCGGACTCACGCAAAGCGCGAGGTGGGTGATCTCCATTTTTCTTATCACCCTGTTTCCATCCTTGTCACCGTGGGTTCTGAGAATCTTCCCGCCCACAGCCGGATAAAGCTTCTTGAGAAGCTCCCTGTCCATTGGCTCATTGAGTTCCACCCGTGCCAGAACGCCTGCAGGAGAGTATCCCTTGTTCTGATGAAGTATCGCGTGCCCCATTGTGTTTTCAACGGTTGGCCCCTTGGGACCAAACTCCCGAGTCACGGGGACGCCTTCGGCTGGGAAGTTCACAGCCTCCGACAATATAATGTCGCCGGTCTTGTCTGGTTTCGATCCCGTGTTGAGCACGGGGCCTTTAAGTTTCTTCGCTTCCTTTTTGCTCTGGTCGTCCGCGTTGTAAAGTGTGGTGGATATCATGCCGTCTTCTCCATTTCAATTACATCACCGCTTTCTATCGCCTTCTGCCTCATCTCCCTCATGTGGGTGATGATCATGGTCAACTCATCATACGTTATTGTCTTCTCAAGCTCGGCCACAGGATCAGGCCCCTCTTCCTTCTCCTCCACCTTCTGCCCGTTTGCCGGATTCAGGTTAAGCTGCTGCCACACATGGATGGCCCCCTCATCCGATGGAAGCCCAAGGGATGTCCTCATGATCTTCATGGCAGCCGTCAGAGAGTCCATGCAGGACTTCAGGTCTGAGGGCCTAAACTGGCCGAACACCAGCTTTCCGGCCTCATCCCGGTATGTGCCCACCTCCAGCTTCGTCATCATCTCCAGCGCCTTGGCCATCCCCAGCTTCCCAGCCTTGATTAGCTGATCATTCAGTTCAGCCACGAAATCAAGCTGGCTCTTCACTATCTCCCGCGTGTAGCCGTCCTTGATGTGGTGCGCCCGCTCATGCCAGTCCGGGGCTGGGACAAGTACAAATATGTCGTCTATCTGCTTTTTTGAATATCCGCGCTCCTTCAGAAACCGGCCTATCCCCAGGTTCCTCGGATTGGCAATGCTCCAGTCAACCACAAGCTTCTCTATCTTGGCCGCACTAGGCGTGGCCTTCCTTACACGGGTCTTCTCCCTGGGACTCTTCACCTTCTCCTTGCGTACAAACCTGTACTTTCTCTTCTTCGCCAAAATACCCCTCCCGAATTGTATTACAGCTTAAAAACGTCCCTTCCCTGGACAAGCATATCCGAACGTGTGTTCCCGCGACAATGGCTTTCTCCATTTTTCTCCATTTTTCACAATTGAAAAGGGCCGGTCGCACGTCTGAATGTTACCGGCCCTTCGCTTTCACTTTTACTAATCCTGATGTAGATTTTATTCCACCTGTAGCTTATCTCATGGCGACTCCTTTCAGTGTGATGTTCCCGCGTGCATTTGAAGTGATACTCCGCGTTTTTGGATTCCGGTCGTCCCTTGTGGCTTCCAAACAAGAAGGGGCCGGTAGTTCATGTCTTCACTATACGGATTTCAGGTGGGGGTTGTCATCAGGTGTTTTCTTTTTTCCGGTACGTGGGGAAGTTGTCTGCGGCTCCACCCAGCCCTGCTTCGTTATCTCCGACTCGTCCCACCAGACCAGGGTTACAAGCCGTGCTCCCTCGTTCCGTGGTGATATGTTCAGATCCCACTGGCCGTCCGGCTTCTCCCTCGCATAGACATAGCGGGCACTGGCCTCGGTGTATGGATCCTCTTCAGGATGCTTCGGGTCGTGCCAGCCGATATTGGCCACCGCGAGGAGTGTCTTCATGTCGCACACCCCTGGGTACATCACGGCGTAGGGCTCGTCGGGACCGAAATAGAGAAAGTCGTCTTCTGTCAGGTGTGTCTCTATCGGCGGGGTTCTGAATTCGGGGTCGTAGCCGTCGAGCTTTCCAATGAGCCCCCAATAGATGTCGTTCCACTTCTCCCTTTCCTTTTTCGACAGCGGGATGAACGTGGCTCCACTTCCCTCCCCGTCCGGGCACTTGTCGTGATGGATGATCGCATGGTCCTTCGTCTTCTCGAAACCGATGGCCTTGTGCTTGACCGTCGTGGAGCACCTCCGGCACTTCATTTCAATGTCGACCCCATGACGAAGGCAGAAGGCCCGCACCATCTCCTCCGACTGGCAGGGGATGTCCCTCTTTCCATCTGCGGACTTAAAGGTTCCGGTCATGCCTTGTCCTCCAATGCTTCCCATTACAATCCTCAACATTCGGCATGGGCCATCGCCTCGTCCTTGTCCTTCTTGTACCGAAGGTGGAAGCCCTCAAGCCGCGTGCGGAGCGGTATGCCTTTTTCAATCATTCTTATTCTCAGGATCTCCGGCGAGCACCCCATCCTTCTGGATGTGTCCGTGAGCGAGAGCTTGTCCCCCCAGTACAGCCTTTTTGCCTGCTCCAGATCCACCTGGACCTTTTTCCTGTGTCTACCCATTTTGAACCTCCTGTACCTCATGGCTTTGCCGGTTGCGGTGCCGCAACTGAGCCCTTGTCTGCCTCCCGGATGAAATCCATGCATTCATCACAGATGTTTATGGCGTCAGTCGGGTCCGGCCCGAACGGGACTATCAGGCAGTGCTCAAAACAATTGCAGATGTGGCAAACCGCCTCAGTCGTTTCTGTCATGCCGTAAGCTCCCTGATCATTGTGCGTGCTGATTTCACTATGGCCTTCTTTTGCATCATTATACGGTCCACGCTCCTCTGGCGCTCTCCACCCATCAGAAGCCAGTCAGCCGATATGTCCATCGCCCTGCAGATCCTGACCACCGTGTCCGAGTTCGGGCATCTGGTTCCCGCCAGAAACTGTGAAACAGCCGCCTCGCTCACGCCAATGCGTTGGGCGAAGGTTCCCTGCTTCATTCCCGACTCCTTCACTATCCTTCGAAGCCTTGCTGAAAAGCCCTTCATGTCTCCTCCCTTGAAAAGTCACGGTAAAACGGACAGTCCGGATGACAGTCCCACAGGCTCTCATCCCCGTGCTGGATGGCGTCCGGTATGCATTCCTGATGATGTATGGCTAGGTGTTGCCAGGCGAGTTGTCCGCGAAGAAGCTCTTGCTTTCCTTCCGCATCAGCCGCGTGTACTCCTTCCTTACCATCGGATGAAACCATCCCATGCGTACACACAGCGGACAGACGTCCAGATTCAGCTTCGGAAGGTGGACGTGACCCTGTCTTCCGTGCTTGAAGCACCTCTTGACCCTGACCAGTGGTTTGTCCATGTATCAAATGTATCATGTATCCTCCGGATTTTCATCAGCCAACACCGTCAAGGAGTATTTCCAGTCTCGCTTCCCTGAATTTGTTCTGCACCGATGTATTTACGTAGTCGGCTATCACCTTGTAAATGGTGGTCTGGTGGGCTTTTGCCTTGTCCACCAGGAAGGCCCTCACCTCCGGCTCAAGGCCGTTTATTATGCGCTCGTTGTCATTCACATCCTCTGACGGCTTGTTTTTCGGGATCGTCACCCTGTTCGCATAAAACGTTGTCTTCGTGATCGTCTTCTTGCTGTGGTTCTGCAGAAACTTGAAAAGGTTCTCCTCCGATATCAGGATGTCGTCATCCACCTCTTCAGCCTTGAACTCATCAAACTTCATGTAGCGATTGAAGGCCTGGTCGGGTGCCTTGTAATTCAGGCCCTTCAGGCGTTCTATCACTTCGCTTCGGTTAAGATCCATTGTCTTATTCTCCAGGTTGTTAAGGGATGCTTGACTTAGCGTTTCGGCAAGATGAAATCAACCAAAAAAAAGATACCGCCTGCAAGCAAGCGGTATCACAAGGCAATTATCAACACAAACCGCCCCTAATGGGGGGGTTCTATAAATCGGCTATCGCCTGTCCCAGATCAAAGGGCTCAACCGTCTTCCCGGCTGCCGCTACAATCCGGTCGTTCATTACTTTTATATAGTTCTCGGTCGTGGCGTTGAAGGCCTCCGCTGAAGCCGTGAGGTTCTCGCTGTGGGTTCTGATCCTGCTTATCAACCCCTCCGCCTCACGCTTCCTGCCCGCGAGCCTCTTCGGTGACATTCCCTTCTTCACCTCCGCCGCCAGCTTCTCCTCAAACTTGGTAATGGCGTTTTTGATCTCGATGGTCGTGGCATACTCGAGCGCCTCCGCCGTCTCTGTGGTATTGAAGATGGGTACCGAATCAAGCCTGCAGTAACCACCCGCCGTGTCTATGTTTCTGAAGAGCTCTCTCACCGCGTTGAACCTGTCGTCAAACCGTGCGTCCACATAGTAAACACCGCCCGAAACCGGTCTCATCGAGATTCCATTGCAACTCATCTGTCCGGTCCCCACTATCAGCTTTTTGACCAGAAGCCGAAACTGAACCGCGTCGATGGCCTCGCGCTGGATGCGGTATTCATTTCGAAGCGCGTCTACCCGGTGTGCAAAGGCTATGTCCAGCACATCCACATCCAAATGCCCGCTATCCTTGTCCAGGATGCATTTGCAAAGTTTGACATAATAAGGCTCACCATCAACCACGGTAGGCTTGTAAATGCAGATTTCACAGCGCTCCGGTGTGTCAAGGTACCTGTGATGCTGGGTGTTGGCCTTTGGAAAGCCCGTGAGCCCGTGGTCCAGGCCCATGTCCTTCTTGACCTTCTTGACCGCCTTGATCAGCGATGTCCTGAAATCGTTTGCAGGGGTTATGTCTTCGAAGCCAAGCTCCTGAAGACGCTGTTTTGTAGTCTGGAAGCGGTCCCCCACCGCCCACCATACCAATGATCCCCGTCGTTTCATCCTGACCTCCTTTTTTAAAGTAATCTGGGGTCGCAACCGTCCCCGTAATCCTTCTCGCATTTCTCTTCGACCGCATTCATCAGATCGTCACTCAGCGCACTGTCCGGATCAGTGTCGCAAAACTCGGTAACATCAATTCTGATCTCTGTTTCATTGCCGTCCTTGTCCTTCACCTTGCGGACCAGGTAGACACAAATGTCTTCCGCGTAGCCGCCATCGCCTGGGTCGTCAAATGTTGGTGGCGAGTAAGGCACCGGGCTTCCCGTTACCTCCACTTCCAACTCGACCGTTGTTGTGGTTTTGATTTCCATCCTGACCTCCCTTGTTTATTAGTAACCTTCGTCCTTCATCTGGTCGTAAAGATAATCCCCATATTCAGCCTGATAGTCCCCGTAGCCGTAGCTTTCAGCCTCGATCAGTTCCCGCTCCACCCGCGCCTTCTCGGCTATCAGCCTGTCTATTTCCGGGTCGCCATCCTCCAGCCCTTCCAATTCAAGCTCAAGCTCGGCCTTCTCCTCTTCCAGGCCGTCTATGATACGCTCCTTGTGCTTTTGATACTGTCCATACATATTAGCCATGGTTTCCCTCCCGTGTTTCATAACTTACAACCCTCTATACGGCTAATCCGCCGAAAAACTTGAGGAAAACTTGTAAATGGGTGTTTTGTTTGAAGAATGGAGGGGGGTAATTAAAATCCCGCTAAGTGCCTGATATTACATGCCTTGCCGAAACCGGCTGATTATTACCAGCTTTCTACCAGCTTTCTACCAGCTTTCTACCAGCTTTCTACCAGCTTTCTACCAGCTTTCTACCAGCTTTCTACCAGGATCCTACTGCGCCAAGCCACTGATATTGTGGAAGTAATTATTACCAGCTTTCTATTGGGATCCCAACCAGTCAACCAGAAAAATCCACCAGAAAAAGATCCACCAGAAGTCCCTGAATATCCACAGAAAATCCACCAGAAGAAGTTCAACCAGAAATCCACCAGAAATCCATTTTTACCAGGATCCTACCAGATTCCTACCAGCTTCTAATCAACAACTTCCACATGTACCCGATATCCGTAGCGGTTTGTAAAGGCCCCCAGAAGGGTTCTCATGGCGTCAATGTTCCGCCCGCCCCGGCCTATGATCTTTCCTACGTCATTCTCGTCGTCTTCCTCGGCCCTGAAGGGTTTGAGGGTTATTACGATCACAGCCGTCGTTACCTTTATTTCTATTTCCAGACGCTCCAGACTGTCCACCAATAGTCCGCACTGGTTCTCGACAGCATCCAGAAGCCGCGCCTTGATTGCCTTCGAATCCATTTGCTCACTCCGCTGGTAAATGTCAGCCTCTTCACCACAAACAGCATATATGCTACAACATTAGAAGGGAGGGCAATATGAAAATTATCCCTTTTCCGAAATCAAACAAGGCTGTGAACGCGGAGCTTCCAAACGGTGTGATGCTGAATACGTCCACTGGCGAGCTTCAAAAGTTCTTCAAGTCTCCAATGAACACACTTTCCGAAGGTGAACTGACAGGCTTGGTTCAGCTTGCCCTGGCAGTTCTTTATGCTGAAAAACTGATGAAGACCGGCTAGGCGGCCTCGGCCTCCAGATCAGGGACGCCGTTTTTGAATATGAAGTCAACCAGTGCCTTCACGGCATCGTCTATGGGATCGTCCTCAACCCATTCGGGATCAATCTGAATGGCGATCTCCCGAAGGATCTCCATGAGCCGCCTGTGAACCGACACAGGGAAGTGCATGACCCGCGTCTCCTCCTTCTTTGTCGGATTTGACCGCTCGTGCTCTCCCACGACTGTCTTGGATATCTTGCTTGCCTGCTTCGTTGCCTCGGCCAGAAGGCTCTGAAGCTGATCCTCGTCATATCCAAAGCTCTTCAGATCCTGGCCCTTTGCCTTGGCCTCCTGAAGGGCCGTCTTCACCTTGTCCTCGACCCATTCGGCATAATGGTTGTTGGATTCGTGGAGGATCTCCCAGGCCCGGTCCTCGGAGCATTTCTCATAGACTATCGGGATCTCGGTTCCCATGGGTGTACCGAAGCTGTAGCCTTCCTCCAGAAGCTCCAAACAGGCCCGTAGGCGGTGATTTCCGGCCAGGACTATATCCTTGCCCTCCCAGACCAAAAGAGGCTCGTACAGGCCCTTTCTGCGGATGGAGAGCTTCAGGTCGTCCAGCCTCTCCCTCTTGATGGTTCTGGGGTTTCTGGGGTGCAGCTTCAGCTTGTCCAGCGCCAGATAATCAGCAACCCGACACAGCGGGATGACCTTGCCTGAAGTGCGGCTGGCCACCTTCTTTTTGGCGACCTTTCTAACTGGTTTCCTAGTTGTCTTTTTCGAAGCCTTCTTCACCTTCTTTTTTGAGCTTGCCATTGATCAGTTTCCTTTTCTGTGCCATTCCCTCTGCAGTGCCAATACCAAAATACTCGTCTTCATTCAGGTCGATCTCCAGATTGATCTTCCTGGTCTCCTCGTTGAATGAAACCTTTACGCGGTCCTCCGGCCATTCGAAGTTGTTGATGTAAACACGGCTCTTCCTGCGGAACATGACTATCAGTGCCTTCTTGTCTTCCGCCGAAACCCTCGAAAACTTGTTTATACAGCAACGAATCTTCATTTGACCGTCCTCTTTTTCTTTGTGGTTTTCTTCGTGGTCTTCCTGGCCTTCTTTTTCGTGGCCGCCTTCTTTTTCGTGGCCGCCTTCTTTTTCGTGGCCGCCTTCTTTTTCGTGGCCGCCTTCTTTTTCGTGGCCGCCTTCTTTTTCGTGGCC